TCCTAGCAGTGAGGCGATAACGCAAGCCAAGCCCGTCCACCGTGCGTAGGCCTAGGTTGGAGTTAGTCGATCCCCTCTTGGCGTACAGAATGGCCGCCGTCCACGCTGTCGCGTCGTTGCTGGTTCCATTACCGTAAGCTCCGAACTGAAGCGGCGTGACCGATCCGTTGAAGATCCGCTTGTAGCGCAACCCGCCAGACGTAGAAACAATTACAGAGCCTCCGTCGTCGCTGCTGGTGGTATCACTTCCATCATACCAAAACTGGCCACCGCCTCCATCACCATTAGCGTAATAACCCCCAACAACAATAACCTGACCTGTATTGAGGTTTGTAGACGCCGTGGTAAGAGCCTTGAGTGCTGCAATAGTGGCAACCTGAATTGTCGATTGATCTGTTTGAAGCCGTTTTGCCGTTGATGAAACAATATTCTTATTTTCATCAAGCACCGTGCTACTTCCAGCAACAAGATTTGGAGCGTTGTTTGCTCCAGCATCTCGAATCCATTGACCTCCAGGAATAACGGCCGAATCAATTACGCCTTGTGCAATGTTTTGCGGAATAGACGATGGATATTTAAATGTCCAAGTACCTGCAACACTTGTTTCCACCGACTTGATCCACTTACCAAGCGTAGGATTAACGCCCGAAATATCTTGGGCATCTGACGCTGATTGCCAAATGTTGGGGTAAATGTTAGACGAAAAAGTCAAACCACCATACAACGCACCTGTGTTGGTGTTGACGCTGATTACAGGCTGGCCAGCCCTTGTCAGGTTTGTCTTGACCTCAAAGTTGTTGACGGTCTGCTGTGCGCTTATGGATAGCGCTGCAAATAGCAAGATAATAAAAGTTTTCATGATTAGATCCATCCAGTGTTACCACTTCCGCTGCCCTTTACATACTGCACAGGTGAGCTTGGTGTAGTTGTGTCGAAGTACAAAGAACCGGGCTGGGCGGTAATGACTCCTTCAGGCGAACCTGTGCCAGAATAGAGTCCTCGACCGCCAGTGCTAGCTTGGATAGCGGAGATGTTGCGTGTTAGAACGTTAACTTGATCAATGAGCGCTTCGATATACTTCCGATGAAGGAAGGTCGCATTGCCCGGAGGCATTGAACGCGAAAGAATATTCATGTGATGAACTAGTCATAAGCGTCGAGGCTTAGTCAAACGCAATCCAATCAATCACAGACGTTTCAAGCGCCGAGGAACTAGTGATCGTGAAGGAAGTTCCAGCCGTTCGAGTGGCCGTGTTGAGATTTCCCGGCGTTCCGCCGACAGTATATCGGCTGACCTGAATGTTGGTTGTAGTGAGAACGTTAACGTCAGCCACAACAACAGCGCCAGCGACCAGCGTTGCGCGACCCTTACGAATCGAGGTAAGGGCGGTGCCGGCGGCGCCAACAGTTAGGCCGGTAACAACTCCGGATTTAGCGGATTGAGCCAGACCAAGCGCGGTATTAGCGTTGGCAGCGTTGCGGTTAGCGACCTTGATAAGGTCAAGTATTCCAGTGATGCGGGGCATAAGTATCCTTTTAATCCGAAGTTGCTCTTCTCAATAGCCAGCTTACTGGGCAAGCTATCGAAAAAAGCAACCTCCTTTGACAGAGGTTGCTGTGAGGATTACGGAAGCGGCCTGTACTCGGTATTGTACAGAGCGTTACCAGTCGTCCTAAGCTGGTAACCGTAGGTCGTTCCAAGCGGCGTGCTCGGACTGATTGACACCGTACCATTCGCAGGCAGCACAACCTGATAGACTCGCCGAGCCTCATTGGTCGTCGCAGCGACGGTAGTCGTCACAGTCGCAAGGACAGTGTTCGTCGAGGTCTGCACAACGCCAGCGAAGTTCGTGAACGTCATGACCATGTTCGTCGAATACTGCGTGATGGCATTGTAAGCCTGACGCACACGATTCGTGGAGGTCGAGCTGTCGTTATCATAGATAATGACAGTGTTAGCGGCGCCGGACGTATCGAAGAGCTCAAGGCCCTTAATCAGCGCGCCCTGAGTGGACAGCAGATTAACGCCGTTGGTCAGCGACCCGGAGTAAGACTGCCCAAAAGCCATGCTCGCAATAGCGAACAAGGCCGCAATGAATGAATAAAAACGCTTCATGTTCTAGTTGAGGTTAGTGATTACAGAGACAGCGACGGAGCGATCTGGCGGCGGTAGATGATCGCAATGACGTTACGCGGGGTGTTGCCGATGATGCCGAGCGTGGTGTCGGCGATCAACTGAAGATACTCGCCGTACTTGTTGGTATCGAGATTGCCCGATCCGTAGTTGACCAGAACGTTGTCGGTCATGCGAACTTCACCGTTCCAGCTGAGCTTGTTGAATCGAGCCCCGCTGATCGACGCGCCAGTGAACTCAGCCGGCGGCGGACCCACGTCGATAACCTCATAAGCAGAGGCACCGATGAGGAACGCGACGCCATAGGTAGCGTTGGCGTAAGCCGGATTCAGGACGGTCTGACGAGTGGCATTCGGCGTAGAATAGCCAGTGTCGGTCAGAACTTCCTCGATCTCAGGCGCCGGGAAAGCTCCATCCTCGTCGAAGCGGAGATCATAGAACTCCTCCTTGAAGACGATGTTCGGCCCGATGCTGCCCTTGAACCCGTCGTTCAAGAGGTTCATCGCGAGCGGCTTGGTGTTCAGAATGTGCGCATCGAACGGAAGCGCATTGTAGATCTCGCCGCCGCCGATCAGCAGGTACTTGCCCTGAAAGATCGAGTTGTCGGCCGGCGCAGCGCCACTGGAGCCTTCATACGGCATGAGGCCGAGATAGCGCCGGGCATAGTCAGCAGTCGCGAGGATCTGCTTGTAGGTAAGGAAGCCACCGTCGGTGCTGCCGACCTTCGCACCAGTCTCAGCGCGCCACGCGGCAGGCTTAGCCTCGCTCGTAGTCGAAGGCATTCCGAACGGAGCGCGAATGAGCGGACGAACATCAGTCGCCGACGCGTTGTTTACGACGAACACGTTCTGGCTGTTCTGGAACACGCTATCGCGAATGAACATGTCGTAGCCAATGGCGATCTGGCGGGACAAGTCATCGGCGGCGAACTTCAACTGCTTCGTGCGGAAGTCACGGAACGAAGGCAGGAAGTTGAAGAGCGGCGACTCGAAGTTGTGCCGCTTGACGCGCGAAGAGTTACCGCGCTCCCAAGTCGACACGACGGTCTTGTTGGGGAGTTCAGTGATGTTCTTCGGCCGGTGAATCTGCGAGACGATGGGAGAGTTCTCGGCGATAACACCCTGAAGGATGTCGCCCATGTTCTGCTTCCACTTGATCTTGGGGAACATGTCCTTCCACCGAGACCACATCTTCATCTTCTCGCACTGCTGCATCGCCATCCACACGGGAAGGCGATTGTAATTCTCAATGTTCTGCTGATCCCAAAGTCCCGAACTGCGCGGGAGATCCCATGTTGCTGGCATTTTAGTTCTTTCCGAAATGCCCCGGATCAGAAAGCAAAATAGCTATGCTGTATCCAGAGCGGGTTAAAGTTTAGTGACTGTCCTAAGCCGTAACCGCACTGTTAGCATAGCTATTGTGCGGAGAGCAACTAGTGCTCTCGGTTATGATGACGAAGATGTTTTGCTAGTGCTGTGCCAACTTCCGCGGACTAATCATCTCCGAACATGTTGGCGAGCGGGATCGCATCTCCGACTCCGGCGCCAGTCGGGCCAGCCTTCGGGCGAATCGTTGGCGCCTTGGTCTGCTCTACGTATTTAGCGAATGACTTCGCGAGGCGTAGGTTGCTTACCATTGCATAGTGTGCAAGTCGCCGGGCATGAGCGGGCGTGATGCTGTCGGGAATCAGCGGCTCAAGCATCTTCTCGAACTTCTTCTCTTCGGGTGTCAGAGTCTCAGGCGTGATGTCCTTGAACATCTTCTTGAACGTATCTTCAATGAACGCATGATCTTTCGCTACCCACTGATCGTAAGCTTGCTTCGATCCCTGAAGTGCCTGCGTGGCTTGCTGCAAGTTTCCGTTGGCGTTGTTGAAGTATTCCTGAAGACTCAGTTCGATCGCCGGATCATGACGACCATTGATCGGATTGATGGTTTGATAGAGCGGATTATTCTTGTCGTCGTATCCGTCGAGAAGTTTAATCGGCTGATTGTTCTTGTATTGAAGCAATGCGGCCCGAACCGACTGAGCCTCGAACTGTTTGAACTGATAATCTGACGCCGCCGCCTTATACTGCGGGCTCAGTGTGTATGCATCGGGATGCGCGGCGAGATACTTCGGCGCTTCGGATTGCTTCTTGTAAGCATCGAACCACTTCGGAATCTCGTCCTTGACCTTGTCGTATGTTCCGTTCGGGAGCTTCTTTAGTACCGCATCGACTTCATCGACGCCTGTGTACTTGCGCCCTGCATGATCTTTCGCCGTCGCTTTGGTGTCGGGAATCTCAACTTTAGGCTCTTCGACTTTCTCCTCAGGCTTCTCGGGAGTATCCTTGAGCTTCTTCAGCGCCTCCTTAACTGGATCAGGCGTCAGGTCGAACTCGTCCTTTTCCGCCTCAGGAGTAGAATCGGGAGCAGGTTTGTCAGTAGACGTGACTTTCTCGGCTGCCGGTTTGAGTACGCCCAAGTCATCGTTGTCGAAGTCGAGAGAGATTTCGCCATCGAGCTTCGTGCCCTTTGAAGGCGGCAATGCTCGGTGGCTATCTCCTTGGAATGTTGAGGGAGACAGTGGCGCTGTCTGACCTTGTGGCGTTGCTGGGGCTGATGCCGGTGCTGCCGCTGGCGCCGTAGACGCAGCAGGAGCTGAGGGGCTTAGTGTCATAGTTTTGTGGCTATCTCTTGTGCAACTTCTTCGAATACTGAGGCTCGAAGAAGAAATTCATTCGGCGAATCGCCGCGCTTAGCTGCATTCTTGGCGAGCGTGCAGAGTTCTTTGTCCCGATTTTGGAGGCTAAGTAGGAACACTTGAGTCTCTGGGATTCTGGCCCACATGCGCCATGCTTCTGTGGAAGGTTCGATCATTTCTTCGCGGGTGGCTGGAGGAATTGCTCGACATTCTTCTGAAGCATCTCAAGATTCTGCTCCTCAGGTTTGTATTCGGGCTTAATTTGGCCGGTCGCCGGATCAGTGACAGTCTCTTTGAGCGCCCCAGCCAGACCTTGAATGAGTTGCTTGGCCTGATCTTGTTGGACCAACATCTTGCTCCACTGTTCGTACTTTTCTGGATAGCGAAGTCGAATGTATTCCTTCGTCATCTCGCTTCCGAGCGGAGTTCCTTGGAACATCGGCAGATCAGACTGAATATCCTGCAGACGCTGCTGCTTTTCGAGGAAATCTACGTCGCCGGCGGGCTTAATCTCGTAGTTTTTGCTGAGAGTTTCCTGCTTATTCGGGTCTTCGTCGAGGAATTGAATCTGCCCGAAGATCGCCGCCGAGCGGATAATGGGCCAGCATTGAGTGAACAATTCGCGAAGAAAGATGCTGAATACCAGCGCATCAGAACTCGTAAGCTGCTGCTGTTGGCTCTCAGCGGCCTCAATTTCTTTGGCGGTTTTGCGCGTATCCTTGCGATTATTTGTCGCAAATGCGACCTGAGAAGTTTCGGCTGCATTCTGTGTGACAATCATGTCGATCGAGCGACTCAGCGAGGGATCGGGATACGGCGCATTGAAAGCTTTCATGGGCGACTTCCAGACTTGCCCATTTTTAATCTTCATGTTCGTCTGCGCCGGCGCGCCTCCGTCCATCGTGCCATCGGCCGGGCTCCACATTGTGTTCGAAGCCTGCAACGAACCGTTCACAAGCGCCGTCATCATCTGCGTCGCCGCTTCTTGCTTGTGATAATCGTTCTGCGCCCGTCCTTCGGCAAGATTATGGCGAGCTTCGGACGTGATTTCGAAGCGCTTGGCGACGATTGGGTATTCTGTGCGATTGGCTGGAGTCGGTTCTTCGGTCGGCGTCGCAGCCATCGACGGATCAGCGGCCGTGGGCGGAACTACCTGCGGAGTCTTAATCATGACTCCGTTGCTGAACGGCATTGGAGCCTTTAGCCAATCCGTTCCGGTATTGAAATACCAGCCTCGATAGACGAAGCCGCTAATTTTGATGAAGGCTTCGTAAATGAAGACCTCATTCGAGACAGTCGGCTGCGCGAGCAGTTGCTGAATCGCGATATAAGCCGCTGAGGCTTTGTCGAATTGCTCGAATGCATCCCATTCGAAGAAAGTCACGCGAGTGATTGCGTGCTTGACCAGAACCGCCGGCGAATCTTGGATGCTTGTGAGGCGCCGATCGTAGATTACGTTCTGGAACGGAGCAAACTCGACCGCAACATGCCCAACTTTCGTGTCGTTATGACGCACGACGACATATCCGAAGCCATTCTGCTCGGCGGAATCAAGACACTCGATGTAGTCTGTCTCCCAGCCGGTATACTGCATTACGCGCGTAAACTCCTGATCGAGATACTGATTGTTACCCGGCGAGAATGTCGCCATGCGAGGCGAATTCTTGAGATAGCTAAGCAGCGGCGGCAGAGCATTGCGAATGTTCTGGTTGATGAGCCTGACGCCGATGTAAGTTTGACCGGGCTGCAGATCGCCGTTGTTCTGCAACTGAGCCACATCAACCTTGTTCGAGCGCAGGCGCCTTGAAGCCTCGACGGCAACTTCGACAGGCCCATTCGCGGACAAGTATTGCTGAAAGAGTCCAGCAGCTTCGCTGAACTCTAGCAACTTCTCAGGCTTTACGACTTCGGTTGATGTGGCCATAGGTTATTTAGGCAGCAGTCTTGGGAGGCATCGGCATTTCTTCCTCTTCGTTTTCGAACATCTTGTTCTTGTCGAGCGGAATCTCGTCTTCGGCCGCCTTCTCTTCGTCGGATTCAGCCTTCTCTTCAGGCGAAGACTTATCAACGGCCTGACCTTTCAAGCAGTCAATGGCGTACTTCTTTTCCTCGGGCGCGAGATCGCTCAGCATCTCGTCGATCCGATCTTTCTGTTCTTGTGAAAGTTTCATTGTAGGTGAATGTGAAATAGACCGCGATTCTGGGTTTCTGACTCATCTCCATCTAGCGATTGTCGTGCCGGCTTTCGCCGCTCGGCTACTGTTGTGAACAAGCACATGAGTTCTGTTTGTTCGTCGGGCGTAAGTTGGCGATTCTTTCCGATCATCAACAGTTCGTCGAATCGCGACTGCGGATCATTTGATACGACGGTGACCGTTGCACCTTCTTGGAAGGTCGAGATTGGAACGCCGTCGAAACAAAGGGCCAGTGCATCTGCACGATCGGGCGACGATAAGCCTCGGGCTTTCATCTCGGCTTTCTTTTCGAGTGCCGTGACAATGCCGGTGACTTTGTATCCGCGCTTGGTAAGCTGAAGGATCGTCTCGGTGTCTTCGAGGTTCGGCAGGAGTTTGTCTTCGGTGAGTCGCTTGATTCGGTTCCAGTTCTCAGCTCCGCGATTCTTGTAGAAGTTCGGGTTTGACGCGCGCTGTTCGTTGCGGACGCGAATGACTGCATAGCCTAGCTCTTCGAGTCTGTCGAGGATAGCTTTGCCGCTTCCGCCATCATCCGCCCGGATTTCACTAGGGTCAAGTCCGAACTCTTTAATCCACGTAATGATCTGCGCCACGATCGCACCAACCTTTTCGTGCTTGGCTCGACGCATGTAAAGTTTGCCGCTCATGAATACGTACATCACCATCTCATCGCCGCCCATCGACAAGTCGAGTCCGGCCCGATTCTTTAACCCGAACGTGCGCGGCGGAAGCTTCGGGTAATTCTCGAACAGCATCGATGAGATGAAGGCCGCTTCATCAAGCGTAGTAAACTCTGCAAGAACCTGACTGCGATATAGAAGGCTATTCTCACCGTATTCTTTCTTGAGGTTGTCGATATGTTTACCTAGCAAATGATCGCAGTCGAATGCGGTAATGCGGCGCCAGTAAAACTCACCGAGTTTAATCTCGGTCGGCCAACTGTATTCAGCCATCGTGCATCGGCGATAGAAATGTCCGGTGGTTGGACCCGGTGAAGAGATCTCGATCCAGTAGTTATAGCCTGTGAATCGACTGAAGGCTTGGAACATCTCGTCTGCAATCGACTTTGCCTCGTTAACAATGACTGCCATCTCCGATCCTTCGTAGTCATCGAACGGATGCCGACCTTCGGCTTTGCCCGGATCATCAGTGACGAAGCATTTGATCTCGCTGCCGGTGTCGTTGCATGTTACTTGGAACTCAACGATCTCGAATACCTTACGGCCGTGGAATATGTTGATGTCTTCACAGAGTGTGCGGATGTACTTGAAGGTTTGATCCTTCAACTGCTCATACGACGAGGACGTAATGATGCAGCGGCTCCGGACTTTACTCAATGCGAACCATGCCGCGAAGGCCGCGATGACGATTTGATCCTTTCCTGATCCGTTTGCCGCGACGAGATTGTAGTAGAGCGGAATCTTGTCCGTGGGTTTAGTCGGCGGCTGTGAGAGATCGTTAACGTTATAGCCGGCGAGCTGGAATAGAGTCTCAGCTTGCCACTGGTATGGCTTCTTGTCTTTGCGGTGGGCAAGAAGAAGGTGCAGCGGGGTCGGAATGTTGTGCGCTTGCCACTTTGGCTTCTCTGGAACTGGTGCTGCTACCTCCACAGGAGCAGAATCGGGCTGCTTAGTAGGCTGCGCGGCCGGTTTGGCCTTACGAAACTTGGCCAAGTCAGCATCAGAGATCTTCGCGAATTGCTTAATTGACATTTTAAGGGCCGGGGTTTGGCGCCGCAGGCTTTTCAGCGCTCGCCGTCACGTTAATTTCCGGAGCCGGACGCTTAAGGGCCAAGAAAGCTTTGGCCGCGGCGTCAGCGTAGGCGTCGTTGATCTTATTCAGCAGGCCGCCGCTGGAAACATTGAGATCGAGGTGGCGTTTGTGATAGCCGGCCCGAACTCCATGCACGTATTTCGCGGCCGACATCTGTGCAAAGACGCCAGAATCTTCGGATCGGGCGATAGTCTTCAAAATCCCGAGCATTTCTCCGCTTTCGGCGGCCGAAACTTCCTCATCTTCGGGCTCGGCCTCGCGAATCTGCTGGCGAATGACGCTACTTCCGCCGATTGCACCAAGAGCGGCCCTTACAACTTCAGGCTCAATGTCAAGTGTGGCGGCGATTTCTCCTTCTTCCATTCCGGCGCGGCGAAAACCCAATATTTGATTGCGGAGCATTGACATAAATTACCTTACAGAGGACATATTTCTGCTTCTGCAAGCCTAATGCCATGCTAAAGTATAGCAATTTTGCATCTAGATTTGTATAAAATGTGGAAATGGTGGTTGTTTCGGAAATCAACTTCTTTTCGGGCTCTTCGCGTGCGGCGGCGGTGTGGCTAGTGGCGTTTAGAACGTATTGAACGTTTAGTTTGAACAAGACGTTCAAGATAGATTGAATGAAGATTGGAATAATATGTAGATAATATAACATATTATTAGGTGAGGAAGGGCTTAGACTCTAGTTTTATAACATATGTAGTATATAATATACTATTGTATTCATACCCCCTCTCAAAAAAATGTCTATAAGTCTATACTACACCTTATTTAGCATCCAAGACATAGAATTTGAGTCTTGTTAGTGTTAAACGATGAATAAGCTATGCGAAGACGCGGTTGAATATCCAAAACAGGCCATTTTAATATCCAAAACGCACAAGGGAATTAGATGGAAGGCGAAATCGTGGCAAGTCTTTGAAGAAAAGTGAAATAGTTGCAAAGCATTGATAATGAAGGGTTTCCGCGCCGGATTGAACCGTTGAAATGGGGAAAGGCATTGACAATTAAAGAGGAATCAATGAAAAGGAGAGGGTACGGTTCAATCAAAACACTAACTACCTCATTATGAGCAACGGACAGACATTCGACGCCGCCGCGGCACTTATTCCGGCCGGAGACATTCGCAACGCAATCGTAGCCAAGCGCGAACGCATCCTTACGGGCTTTGGTGCCGTCAAGACGGCCGAACGTGCCACGAAAGGCGGCGTCTCGTTCGGGTCCGCCTCGGCCGCGAAGGCCGCGACGTGGGCCGGCATTGATGCCACGAGAGCCGGCGTGTTCGCATCGGCGTGGAGCTTGGCCGTCGCACTGGACAACGCGACGAAGTGACAGATAGGCGCCATTGCCCTGCGTAATGGCGCCCAATCTGTCCCTTCGCTTCGCGTTGTGGGACGGTTCTTTTTTGCATAGCGGACGAGCCTAGGCAATTCCTGCCGCTCAATGCGGCTTACCTAACGTCTGCGCTCAATCGTCAATGCTCCGAAGCCAGACGGCACGTGTTAGCACGTCGTCGTCTGTGAGGCGGGATTTACCCGTCCGCGAAAGGTACGTTGCCCACGAATGGGACACGACGACACTAGGTGTAGTGTCGTCGTCGCCATGAGCCTAGCACACTCATGTATTGCCTGTGACAATTCGTGACGCTGCAACGACCAAATGGAGCCTAGACTAGAGACATGAGACAGTAGTGGCTCGCCGCTGCGTCTCCTCTCCGGTCCTGCAAACAGCGATGCTGGACGATTGGGTAATGGATAGGATGTAACGATCCGTTCGCGGATTCAATCCACCTAATCCGACCCGGCAGAGAAGCCGAGACAGCCCGCAATGGGCAACGTCTGAAAAGGCAACGTCTGTTACACGTCAGCGTTTCAACGAGTCTAGTTTAGCTTCTCAGAACCGGCCCGCACTCCTCAGACTGCTAATCGTCATTGGGCGACAACAAGCAAAACCCCGGACGGTACAGTCTAGAGCGTGCAGTTAGACGATAACATGCGCTTGTCCGCATGTTAGACGCTTAACCGCCCACAGAGTTTTGATAGTTGCTCCCGTTGGAATCAGTAGGCAATGCCATTGCTTACTCCAGCACGCGATGAAGTTGGCTCTGTTGGGCGCATAGTATCTGCCCCGATAAAGCGGTCTTAAAAGCAAGTAGCCTCTACTTCCTAGCTTCCTCTAGCTAGTTTCCATCGCGCACTTCGCGCAATTATTCCCTTTTCGTGGCAGATACTATGCGTTCAAGTAAAGCGCATAAAATTAACACAAAGTAAAATGAAAATCGACGATTTGGCCATCAAGCTACTTCTGGATGGTAAAATTACTATTCAGCAAGCTGCCGCAATCGGGGCAGCTGTTAGGTATACTAACTTCACCATCACCGATGAACAGAAGAAAGATTTCATTAGCCGTTATGGTGAATTTACGGCGGAAGGTTTGGTTGAATTGTGTGGCAGCTAACACAAGGTAAATTATGCGAAGTAATCCATCCGCAGCATGGGACAAGACTCCGAGAAACGTCTATAACCTAGGCACGATTGAAGCTCTTCGTCGTGCGCCGTCAACGTCTGCCGTCTCTAAGTCCGCCGCAAAGCACGACAAGCGTAGTCTCAACAAGGGCCGCTCGTGGCGCATGAAGGGCACTTTCGTCGTGCCGTCGAATCGCACGAAGCTTTCTCCAATCACTTGGGCTTAACACAAATTAATTATGCAAATCGAAATGTCCCGCATTCATCAAATCCTCTGCGGTTGTGCTGAATCGACACTTGACGAACAGATTGTTATTGCAACTGCAATAAGATGGCTTGCAAGTCAGTCGGCAGCCGAAATTGGATGTTCCGATAGTGACATGCAAGTGTTGAAGTCGCTTACAGCTAAGAGGATTGTCGATCTTTCCGTAGTCAACAACTAACACAAACTAAAATGATAACCCCAATCCAAGACAGACTCCAACAACTGGACTCAATCCCGCTGCTGAAAGGCGCTCACAAGGCGTTCACGTCGGCCGGCGCCTGCGCCATGGAGACGGTCGCATGGCTGGCCGGCGAGCCGCACTCGGACCACCCGCGGTGCGCGTGCCCAGTGATCGCTGCGTTGGTCCGCCGCATCAATGACCGCCTGCCCTCAAATGCGGAGCGGAGCCGGTTGCTGCGGCCGTTGCTGCCGCGCCTTGTGGGAAGCAGGGGTTCAACGGAGTTGACCCGCCGGCGGGGATTTGCCGCCGCGGATTGGGCCGTGCGAACCATCCTAGTCGAGCTATGCGACAAGCTCGGATGGGCCGAGCAGGCTGCGACGCTGCGGGCATTGGCGGAGATCGTGGATGGTCCGAGCGCCAGGGCAGGCCAGGCGGCGGCTTTGGCGGTGCGTCGGCGTGCCGTCGCCAAAGACGCCGCTGCTAACGCTGCCGCTGCCAACGCTGCTGCCGCTGCTAACGCCGCTGCTAACGCTGCCATCGCCGACGCTGCCGACGCTGCTGCTGCTGCCAACGCTGCTGCCATCGCCGACGCTGCTAACGCTGCCATCGCCGACGCTGCCGTCGCCATCGGCGTTGGCGCCGCTGCCGACGCTCTCCCGCTGGTCGAGCGGCTTCTTTCGATCACCGAATGAGCATCTATTCTTAACTACATGAACTGGAAAGAACGCGTTGTATTGGGCATTCAAATCGCCACCGGACTCACTTTGATGTGGGCCATTGGCTATTTGATCGTCTCTGCTATCCTCGAATAGCAACTTTCATAACACTCTTCTAACCAAGAGTGTCTTTAGCGCAGGTGTCAATCACGTCGCCTGAGCGTGAGACATTCACGTAGTTAACACAAACATCCTATGAAGCTCCGTCAGCTCCCGCCCGAAGAACTCGCCAACGTCCGCCGTCGCACGCAGCGGCTCAATGCCCATACGTACACGTACGGCAAGCTGCTGATGTATCGGCACGATCCGTTCAACAAAAGTGGCGATAAGTACGTCACGCGTGACTAAGCGTCGACGACTACTGACCATTCATTCAACCCATCTGCGGGTGGGTTGTCTTGGACGGTTACGAAAGGAATGAAATGAATAAAGAAACTGCTGAGACAATTCAATTCTGTATGGTCGTTATTTGCATGGCCACTGCGTTTATCGCTATGGCTTGGGCGGAAAGGAAGAAATGAAAACCATCACAAATGAAGGCCTCGTCTTCACGGACGAGTTGCCTACTAAGTCGGGTTGGTATTTGTGCAAGGTACTTGGGCGTGATCCTAAGCCGTATGCACTTGCCATCATTGACGGAGAAATGAAGGCAACAGCAAATGGAGTTTCTATCGCTGTGGGAAAACTAGAGCAGCCTATTTACTGGCACCGACTCGTCCCGGCCGCGTGGCTGGAGGAAGCTTACAAGGAGGGCGGAAATAACACCGCTGATTTTGTGCTGCACAGACCACATAAAGATTTTCCAGAAAGTCTCGCCCGCCGTCGCATGGAGGGTGGAGTGACCACCCAACCAACACCGGAGACGGATGCGATATTTCAGACAATAGCTATCGGCGATTTCTGCAAACAAGAGGACGCACTCAAGTTGCTTCGAAGCGAAATAGAACGCCTTGAACGTGAACGTGATGAAGCACGGCGTGAAGCACACGATGCCAAGATTATGGACTGAAAGTAATTGTCGTATGAACTGCAACTTTATCTTTGACTGCTACTCGCCGTGGAATGATCGCTTCCCTATTCAAGGAAGTAAGTATCTTCATCAATTCCTCAGCGAACAGCCGCGTGAGGGAATTGATTGGAAGATTGTGGCTCGTCCGCTTCCGTCGGATAAGTGCCGCTTTATGCTAGTCGAACGTGCATGCGTGTGGCCAGAGTACTACGTACTGTTTATGTATAATGTCGATGAGCCTCTTGGTCATTTCTGTATGCTAACCGCCGCAGAAATCGGACAGGAATTGGGAGGAAATTAAACATGGCCCTAAATCCTATCTGTCTTCGCTGCCTGCGCCCGATGCCCTCCGAGCGTAAAGCTCTGGGCATCGACCGCTGTCTAAAGTGTCAGCCTCAATGGATGTACAAAGGCACCGTTGAATACGGCCACAAGACAGGCGGCAATGTCAAGCCTCTTCATCCGGCAGTGTACAAAAACCACATGAAAGTCACGCATCGCTCGGCGAAAGGCACGAATGGTGCAGCGATGCAGCGCGGGACGACATCAGTAATAATCAAAGACGCTTAATGAAACCACTAACAGAAACTAACACAAACACTATGAACGAACAAGAAATGCGAGAGCACACTGTCCCAACCTTCAACAAGATTGAGGAGTTGACAAAATATATCGAAGACCTGCGCGAACAGGAGCATGACTATGGCACAGCAGTCTATGCAATGTCACTTGCCGCTGTGGCTACCTACAACTACATCGCCAACGTCAAGGGCGTGACGGGATTCCAAGCAAGCTGTGCCTATCTAGACATCATTCGCCGCACCCGGCGTATCGAAGGGCCGTTCATGATTCTCAAACTGAACGATGCGCTGTATCCGCAGTATGATATTCCGGCAAGAGTGGTGGAGTTCCTCGACGGAGGCAGGACATGGCTTAAGACTGAGGCGACGAAGTTGTTGAAGAACAAAAACGATGCACATCCAGATGTCATTGCACATTGGGAAAAGCTTGCGGCTTATGAACCGTTGATTCCGTAATCCGTTCAGGCGCGTAGCGCCAGCGTAGCTTCATCGGCTTGGCACGCCTAATGTTAACACGTCATTGTCCAGTAGGAGAATTAACTCTGACCGACAACATACAAATGATTAAGTCCAAAGAACTGGCATACGTTAATAACGTGCTTGCCAAATCCGCAACCGCCATGGCTAAGCCGCGCAGCTATGCAGTATTCTACCTCGATGCTGCACGTGAGCTTCATATCTATGAAGCTTCTGATATCCACAAACTTAAGGGTGTCATGGATTCAAAACATCCTGAGTTTGAACTTGTTCATATCGAAGGATATCCGGACAGTGTTACTGCCCGCAATCTTTCCACAGCGGCCAAACAAATCCGCGAGATCAGGGCTAATGTTTTCGCGGCCGCAGAAATCAACAGACCGCACAGCTACGCAGCGGCTACGCCGCCGACAGCTAACGCATAACATTATGAATCGCAAATCACGCGCAGAATTTCGGGAGCTATTCGGCAATCGTCACAATGCAGCTATGTATCATGCGATGGGCATACCTTATGGCGAGAAGAAGCCGAAGGTAAAGTTGAATTTTAAGATTGAATTTAAGGGACTGTTCGAAACAATTAATACCAACTAACATTATGACTCAACGTGAATACGCAAAAGCCAATCGCCATATCGGTGAAGCATGGGAAGATGGAAAAGATGTCCAACATACGGATCTATACGAATATGGATGGTTTGATTGGACACTACCACATCGACCAGGCTTTTATGACACGCGTCTTATGTGGCGCGTCAAACCCGAGCCGAAGCTGAGGCCGTGGACGGCGGAGGAGGTTCCAGTCGGTGCAATCTATCGAAACATTTGTCAAAAACAGATTGGATGGGCAACAATCGCAGAGATTAATGACACTGGATTCTGGTTCACAAATAATAGGGAGCATCATAAGTTCGATGTACTCATGCTTCTGTATGCTCATTCCACCGACGGCGGCAAGACGTGGAATCCGTGCGGAGTTGTTGAATAAGTTGGCACAGCCGTAGCTTAGAGGCTAGTGTCGCGAATAACGTTGGGTACTACGATAGTGTACCACCAATTTTCAGTGGCCACAACTGAACGCCACGAAACTCAGCAGCCCTCAAGCAACTGAGACAACCTAAAGTTCAGGAGTTAGATAAAAGTCACAAGCAACATGAGCGAGTACAACAAGCAGAATAACATCGAAACCTTCGCCGGCCGAGTCTTCGCCGAGTTGGAGGACGGTCAGCCGCGGCTCGACGTGGCCACACGTCACGTCCGCAAGACCGCTAGGTCCGCCGAGCGCACCGTCGAGTTCAAGACGCCCGTCTTGAAGGTCGCTTCGCTGGCCTTTGCGATTGCACTGGCCGAAGCCAAGGCTATCGTGCCGACCGAGCATCGCGTCAAGTCTGTTGGCCCCGATGGCAAGGAGACTGAGACGGTCGTGAACAGCACGCTGCTCGACGACGAAGTCAAGGCGTATCTTGCCGACGTTGCCGAGGATGCGACTGAGGCGTACCTGAAGAAGGGCCAGCTGCTCGACTATATGGGCAGCTTTGTCTACGGCGTCGCGCCCGATCGCGAGACTGAGAAGTCTGTCAATGCCAAGTTGCAGTCTCTCCGCGCGGAGCTTGGTCAGCTGTACATGGCGCTCGATGGCGAGTGGACTGACGATGTCGCGAAGCAGCTCGGCGTGCCTGATCGTGAGGCGGCCATCGCGAAGCGGCAGAACATCGCGCTTGCGGTCGTGTCGCTCCATGCGAAGTCGCAGGAGTTGGCCGCCGCGAAGGCCAAGCGCGAGGCGAAGGCTGCCACGAAGCCGGCGCCGGCGAAGTAAGACTAGCTGATCCATCAAGAGGACCCTGTTGGCTGCGGCGCTGACAGGGTCCTTTTGTTTTGCGGGTGGCACAAGCTAAGCTCTCCTCAGCAACCTTATGTCTCTTGAACTATCACCCAAACAACTCCATGAACTTCTATTTCGCGGCTGCACTTGCACCTTAGACGCAGCCCATTCACACTTCATCCGACGCACCGCCGGCAATCATCTTGCCTACGCAATCGTCGTCACGCCCGACACTGCCGACTCACTGTCTTCAATCCTCACGTCTGAACTGTTCCACATTCAGACCATCAACGAAGACAACCTTCACTACTGTGTGATCTGGGATCGCACCGAGTGGGAACATTCCGCCGAGCGCCGTCGTCTTGTGCGCGAGAACTTCCTCGCCACCGACATCGCCCATCTTACGCGCCGCGCCGAAGAGATCCAGTTCAGCCAGCTATACCAAGCGATCATGGCCACGAAAGTATTTCCGGCCGACAAATCTCTTGCCCTCACAAAGAGTCTCACGTCGCAAGGCGAAGACCACTATCGCCAGCGCGCCAAACATCTACACGATATGCTGCTCGGTGTGTTCATCGAACAACAAATCTATTTCCCCATCGACATCATCATCAAGTCAATCGACACTCGTAACCTACTCACATCAAATGAATCCACAGCCGAAGTCCAGACTCCGCCGCAGCACTGAATCCGAACTCCACAAGCTTGCCGCGAAGCGCGATGCCGCTAGCATTCGCCGAGTCAAACTCCGCAACGCCACCGAGACTAAGCTTGTCGCCATCAACAACAAACTCAAGCCACTGCTCGACCAGAAGCGCAAGCTCGAACAGCATCTCGAAGACCTCCAGAAAGATACGCCTGAGACTCAAGCCTTGTCGGCCCGAGTCTCAGCCATAGCCACCACGCCCGAAGCCTACGGATTCAACAACGTCCTTGAAGTCTTGGACATCGTAGCGCCTGCGACTCCGATCGAAACTCCCACTCCCGAAGAATGAAACTATCCAACACTATTCCCGCATTCCAACCACCATCCAAAGAACTTAATCCTGCCCAGAAACTTGAGCAATCCGCGCTGACTTCGGCCCGTGCCGTTGAGCGTAAGCTTCTCGATGCCTGTCGATATGGACAGCTCTCGTGGGACACTGTCGAGAAAGCGCTTGGACTTCAACTCAAGCCGGGCATTCGCGAACGGCAATTGAATCTCGACTTGCTCAGTAGCATCACCGCGATGTGGGTAGCGGCCGCGCCTGAGCGTGCACGAAAGGAACAGATTCGACTCGCCGAAGAGCGAGCCTCGCGAGAGAAGCGAACCTATTCCACCATCGACATCAAGTTGCCTACCGGACTTGAGTTCAAGCCGCAGCAGAAGAAAGCTATCGCCGCACTGCTCGATGTTCTGTTCAACGAGAACTTGAGCGGCGCGATTGTTCCGCTAGGCACCGGCAAGGGCAAGAGTTGGATTGCGGCCGGGCTTGCGCTCTGGCTTCAGCAACATAAGCCCGGCGAGTACCTGAACTTCATGGGCATATTCGCCCCCATTCTTATCGTGACTAAGCGCAGTGTAGTGCTTGAGTTCAGAGAGACTTGTGTGCGGCTAGGCCTTAAGGATGTTGGGCTTGCGGTGCAAGTCATCAGCTACAATGAACTGATGGCCCGATCGAATGCGGCATTCTTCAGCGAGGCAACTGAGGTAGTGTTCGGGCAGCCGACGAAGATCATCAAGTTCAACTTGCCTGAGGCCGCCGCGCCGAAGCTTATCATCCTCGACGAGGTTCAGGAACTTAAGAAGGAGAAGTCGAAGCGGCATCGCTATGCCCGCAGTTTCCTCGCCTTCCCGAAGATCAAGTGGGTTCACACATCAGCGACGCCGGCGGTCACGCTGCAAGACACGCTATTCATGACGCTGTCGATGCAGGTTGAGTACGACGGAAGGATTGTGAATCGCGAGACGTTCACGGAGTTCTGCCGCGCACTCAATGGCGACAGTAAGATCCCACTCAATAAGCCTAATGCCGCCGCGCTCGAACGATGGAGTATTGCGATCGGCAACCGCTTCATTCGGCCGCCCAATGATCCGCAGAAAGTACGGGCGCTCAATCGCGTCAAGCTATTCGAGATCACTGACCCCGCGAACTGGAGCATGGTTGTCAATGCAATGGACAACTATCTCAAGTCGCTTGAGAACACAGGCAAGAGCATCGACCCGCAAGGTCAGGTGATGGTTGCCTTCATGGTCATGGCCCGCGCCGCCGAACTTGCCAGCGTAGATCAGTGGGTCGCTGATGCAATCGAACATCACAAGGCAGGCTATGCGCCCGTCTTGGCCATTCGCTTCACTGAGACGCTGAAGGAGTTCGTGATGAAGCTATCGGAGTCGCCATACTTCAAGTCACTGGGTTATACCCGCGAGAAGATATCCCTCATCTGGGGCGGATCGGCCGAGATCAAGGAGGAAGACTTGCTCCCGACCGAACGCGCCAATGAGATCGGCGGCCTGATCGGTAAGTTCGTGCTGGATAATCCCGGCCTCGCAATGCCGACCGCGGACGAACTCGGCATAGACGCGGCCGAACTTCGCCGCTTCAAGAAGGGAATCAAGTACACCAGCGAACGTCTCTTCCGAGAGATGTCGAAGGACCACTATCGCGAGCGCAACATCAAGCTGCGCGAGATGAAGCTGCACAATCAGACACAGGAAGAGCGGCACGAGAACGTGAAGATGTTCCTCGAAGGCGCCACTGAGTTCTGTGTCTATACCCTGTCGAGCGGCGGCACTGGTATCTCGCTGGATCATCGCTACGTTCACTGTCGGCCGCGCTGGGTCATGAGCACCATGACTTATTGGGCCGAGGAGTTTGCTCAGGCGCTTGGCCGATGCGTTCGAGTGTCAACTATCACAGACACTATTCAGGAAATCTATATCCCACTTCGCACACTGCTCGCCGATCATATGGCCTCGCGGCTGGCGTCGAAGCTAAAGTCAGTCGACGCGATCGGATCGAGTAATGTTGACCTCGCGAGTGAGCTTGAGAAAGCTATGCGGAATCGGGCCGCGGCGCAGGCGCTGTCGGCTGAGGATCTGAAGGGACATGAATCGTCGGGAGTAATTGAGACTGAGGAGGATGAAGATGATGAAGGCTAAGATCAAATAGACAATTCAAAATTCCAATACTCTATAAACGTACTTCATGAAAATCTCCAACAACCCACTCGAACATCCCGCACTCAAAGCCCAATTCGAAGCCGATAAGCTAGCCGAAATCGAACGCGAGTTCATCGACACCAAGCACCTCATCAAGCGTGTAAGTGATTGGGCATGGTATATCTACGCAACACAACATGAGCCCACTCGCGAGACTATCCGATTCGCGATCAAGCTTAACTCTCCTGCCTTCGCATACATGCTAGAGAAGTTTAGTGTATTGATCGAAGGGCCTTCTGGCACCGGTAAGGAACTACTCGCGGGCATCATTGGATTCTCTGGCGACGGAGCTAAAAATGTCCGCAGTCTTAACATGGCCGGACTGACAGATAGTCTGTTCGAGTCGCAGCTATTTGGCTACGTCCCGGGCGCATTCACTGGGGCATTGTCCAAAGGCGCGCCCGGATTCTTGCGGAATGTTGGCAGGGGATTTGCTTTCCTCGACGAGATTGGCGAACTCCCGCTAAGTCAGCAAGCTAAGTTGCTGCGGGTAATCCAAGACAAGACAGTCCTTCCGGTCGGCGCCGTTGATCCGGTGCGCATCGAGTGCCGCTTTATCTTTGCAACCAATCGCGACTTGCTCTCGATGGTCAAAGCCGGCACGTTCCGAGAGGATCTTTACTTCCGCATCAGTCAGATTCAACTCCGTACTTATTCACTCAGCGATCGCGGACTGGCTGAGGTTCGACATGTCGCCAACGAAATCATTCGCTTCGAGAAGTGGCAGCCACTCGACGCTGACGAATACATTCCACTGGAACTTGTGTCGCTGGGTAATGTCCGAGCGCTATTCAATCTGCTACTCAATCGCGAACTTGGCCGGACCATGTTGCCACGACTAGACTCTTAACCCAAATGAAACTCGACAACGCTATACTCTACGATCCAGAATCAGCCATCGAAGCCGCGAAGAAGATTCTCGCCACGCCGCACTTCCCTGACTTCCCGAATAAGCCCGGATGTTCCTACTACAATCGCGACCACGGCGAGCGTGTGATCACGATGATTTCGCGGCTGCTCAAAATCAACTCACGCATCGCCGACGTGAGCACTATTCAGCTCAGCATATCGCCACGCACACTTGCCGCGCAATTCAATCAAGGCTATCAGTGGCTTATCGACGGCGGACTGAATAAACTCCAGTGCCCGCATGGCTCGACTGAGGCCGAATGGGAAGAGATCAAGAAGTATCTGCCCACGTTCGCGACTCAATGTCGCAAAATGACAGTGCGATTCTCAGTCAATGTGCCGACGAACGTGGACTTGTTCGACTTCCTGACGCCAGTGCAAGTCGACGAATCTCCTGACGCTGAGATTCAATTCGATCAGGCTAAGTTCCGCGAGGAGTTTATGAGCTTCATCAACGATGCCGAACTCGACACGCGGAATCAGTGGGATGGAGTGCCGGCAAACGAATCTCAATGGGCTGAGAACTTGGCCATTCAAGACGATCACTTGGTGTATGAGTACGTTGCCAAGACAAAGACAGTCGTAATCATGAAGCTTAGTGAAGAAACCAAGAAGGGATTGGAAGGATGACAACAACCACCCTCATCATCGCGGCTATGTCCGCCGGTTTCAGCATCCAAACTGAATCCAAACTCCGGGCCATCTCGGCTATCGAGACAGGCGACCGCGACAATATCGTCGGCTCGCGCGGCGAACTGTCGCGCTATCAGATCATGCCATCGGTCTGGAAGAAACACTTTGCAAAAGAGAAATGCAAGCTGCACATTCCAGCCGAAGCCAAGCGCTGTGCATATGTCCACGTTCTCTATCTCGAATACAAATATCAGGAAGCCCATGCCGGCCGAGAACCTTCCGCCGCCCAGCTCTATTGCATGTGGAATCTTGGACTGTCGGGATTCCGCCGCCGTGGTTGGCTCACCTCGAGCTGCCCTGCTGTCGTGAGGGAACGAGCCGAGAGATTTGCAAATCTGTACATCGAATACAATAAAGGTCAATGAACGAACGCATTAGACGAATCACGACCGGCATCGTTCCGACCGGCGACAAAGACTCAGACAACGTGCTCAACAAACGTGGCGCTGTGGGACAAACTCAAGATGCCATACGCAAATATAAACTTCGCGACGAGCATCCGCATCCGTGGAAGAGAAACTTTGGACAGCGACATGTGAAGAGAAAGGAAGATGAATGAGCGATCTCGACAAACTCCTCGGCTTCCCGAAACCAATCGCCGACATGACCGACGCCGAACTTACCAAAGCGCTCACGCCACACTTTCCTTTCACTCGCCCCGTCGGCTCGACCGTCGATGACCTTCTCAAAGATCCGCTTATGGCCTCGATTCCGGGGCTAGCGGATATGGTTAAACAACAGCAAAAATTCACAATGCGCAAATCATGAAACTCACCCTCAAAGATCTTCCACAAGAAGGTATCCCGTCCACAATCCCCATCAACGCCAGCGGCTTGAAGGTCTCCGCCTGTCAGCGCCGTTGGATGCTGACGGTCTATCTCGGCCTGCGCCCGCATCAGGAAGAATCGTCGCTGCTGATGGGCAAGGTCATTCACAAGTACGCCGAAGATGTGGCATATGATCGAGGCGCCGACAATCAAATGCAGGCGATGCTCGCGGCGCTGAAGCAAGCTCAGGAATATAAGCTAGGCATCAAGGAGCAAGGTCTAGTCAAGGCCGCTATTGCCGCCCTGAATCTCAATCAGCTTCCGGTGCCGGTCAAGATCGACGCCATGCAAGGCGCCGAATACAAGTTCGAGTTCCCAATCGACAACTATCCGGGCTTCGTCTACACCGGCACGATTGATCTCATCGGCCATGATCCGCGCCGCAACATCATCATCATCACCGACTATAAGACCACGCGCAAGTATCTATTCAAGGACGTTGTCGAGTCTTACACCGGCGACAGTCAGTTCACGTTCTATCCGTGGATCGTGCGGCGTCGGGCATATGACATCTTCAAGTCCGACATCAATCTCGCCAATCTCGCGTGGTACAATAAGCTGGTGGTGCGTCCGCTGATTGTGATGCTCTCGGCGCAGCCGCCCACGTGGCGAGTCGGGCCTGAGTGGAGCTTCACCGACGAGCAGTTCGAACAGTTCGGTGTGGAGGTCGAACACTTCATCGAGGCTGTGCGAGAGTATATCGCAGACGAACAGCTTCCGCCGCCCACTGGCATGGTCACCAACAGTTGCCCATCGTGTCCGTTCAAGCGGCTTTGCTTTGCACAGAATAAAGATCAAGTCGATCTGTTTCTAGGTGAAACTCCGGTAGTTAAATATGAACCTCTGAAGTGGTAAGAATAAACATGACTCCTCCCGTACCTGCCCCAACTCCATTCTCAACCCTCATCGCCATCGTCGGTCCAAGCGGCACTGGCAAGTCTTCGGCGTTGAGGAATCTTCCACAGGATTCCACGCGGATCATCGACGCCGAGCGTAAGGGAATGCCCTTTCGCGTGACGAATCCGGCCGCCGTCATTTCATCCGACAATCGCGACAAGCTTCTTGTCGAGATTCGTAAGGCCGCCAAAGATCCCGCAGTCAAGATCATTGCCCTCGACAGCGTCACGGCCGGCATCGACCAGCTTCAGGTCTACTGCGAGAAGATGTATAAGGGCTTCGACATCTGGAAGAACTACAACGATGGCATTCAGGATCTGTTCAATGAACTGAAGGCCACGCGGAAAATCGGCATCATCACCTCACTTGAAGAAATCGTACAGATTCAAGGTCTCGATGGCGGCATCACTACCCGACGCCGTGCATTCGTGCAAGGTAAGGAGTGGGCGAACAAGGGCATCGAGTCCGAGTGCATTGCCGTCTGGACCTCATTCGCCAAGCGCGACAAAGAAACAGGCAAGATCCAATACTTCCTCGGCACGCAAACCGACGGCGTCACGCTCGCCAAGACGCCGCCATTCTGGGGCCTTGCGGATGTGATTCCGAACGACGTGAACGAGGCATTGAAGAAGATTGAGGCGGCAGTTGCTTAACATTTATGAACCTAAATTCTGATACGAAAGAATCGCCGACACTTCCGGGACGCGGCTCGACCACAATTAATCTCACCGTGATAGTCTATCACGATGGTCAAACTGGAAAGACGCTGATTACAGAAGTTAAACAGATCAAGGTCGACGGACCTGCGTCAGCAGAACTACTCAAGGAGATTCAATATCCACTTGCGCTTATCCTTGAGGGTTGCAAGGGTATAAGTATCAACGAACCAAAAGCTGCCTAATCTTGGCACACCACTAGCTTCCTCCCATTTGCCATCCACGCGGATGGAGTTCAGCAAACAAAACCAAAAACACACATACCATGATTAGAGGCCAAGAAGCGGAAATCGGATACGTGCCCGTTGGAGTCTACAACGTGCTCATTCACGCGGTCGAGAAGAAGCAGTCGTCTAGCGGTAACGATATGCTCGTGCTCGATGCAGAGATCGCCGGGCCGGACATCGTCGAACACGCCGGCCGCAGCTACAAGACTGCCGGCGCGAAGGGCACGATGTATGTCATGCTCAACAACAAGAACGGCGTCGATGCCGCTCTGTCCCAGCTTAACAAGCCCCTTGAGGCGCTTGGGCTTCTGGATCAGATTCCGCCCGGAGCCGAGTATGGGCCGGCCGAAGTCGAGGCGCTGGTCAAGCAGCTTCAGCATCGCAAGGTGTCGATGGTTGTGTCGTGCCAGACTGAGTACTTCACCGACAGCGAGGAGAAGAATGCGAAGTACGACCTGAAGCTGGCCAAGCGTGATCCGGAGACCAATGAGCCGCTGGTGCGCCGGTATACGCCGCAGTTCGACTTCGGTCAGGTGCGGAAGTTGGTGCAGGTTGACGCTGAGGCGTTCTGATATTATGGAACACGACATCATCGCGAACAAGGAACTGCGTCGCGACATTGACGAGCAGATTCAGAAGCTCAAGAAGTTGTCGCCTAGTCGCGAACGGTCTCTTGCAATCACTAAGCTTCAGGAAGCTGTGATGTGGCTCGGAATGGATCTGAAGCGTATTAACGATATGGCTCCGGGCACAAGTCCGAATCCGTATCCGAACAGCAAAGATCCGTCGAACACGAAGATCGAGCCGACGGCCGATGGATTGAAGCTGTAACTTCGCTAGCCGCCCGCAGACCGGTTAAAGTCTGCGACTTCAAATCTACTGCCGCGTTAGGCTAAGGGTGTCCGGGGATTGTCTGCCTCGGTTTGGTGAGTTCATGCGCGGCAGTAGATTTGAAGTAGGAGCGAACCGTGTTGTTACAGTCGGCATACCAAGAGGGATTCAGCCCAACTCGTAGCCTACTTCAATCTCTGCACTCCATCGGTAACTTATCTTCACTTGTTTGTTTCGTGTATTCAGGTACATGAAACGTGAATCGTTTGATTCGAGTGATGACCGATGGAGTGCTTTCATTTACAGAATTATGAGCATCCTACCACCCATTGCATTCCTCGCCGGCTTCGCCCTCGCCTCGCTATCGTGGCTTCTCCTCGAAGCCAAAAGCCGCTATAACTACAACAAGAACTCGGCGAGCTACGGCGCAATAATTCTTGGCGGCTCGTTGATCGCCGGTGGTATATGGTTTATCGTGGCCCTTATATTCTAATCCTGTGCAGACATTCTTGCCTTTTGCCGACTACGCCAAGTCGGCGGCGGTCCTCGACAACAAGCGTCTCGGCAAGCAGCGCGTCGAGAACTTGCAGATTCTCAAGGCATTGCTCGATCCAAACTATGGCTGGCAGAATCATCCGGCTGTGAAGATGTGGCGGGAATATCCGCAGGCGCTAGGTTACTATCACTGTGCGATTGTGGCCGAATGGACACGACGTGGATTCAAAGACACGACACTCGAAAAGTTCTGGCGAGCTTACGAGCCTGACTTGCCGTTTCCAATTCATGTAGATGAATGGTTTGTGGCACACGTTTCGCCGAAATGGATTCATGACAACCGAGTCTACGAAACCCACCGCTCAAATCTCTTGAGAAAAGATCCAGTCCACTACGGACAATTCGGCTGGACTGAGCCGAACAACTACTGCTATTGGTGGCCGGTTAAGTAATATACATTTATGTGGACATTAACTGAAGCTGTCGATTGGATTCGAGCAAATAATCTTATGATCGAATCACACAACGCCTGTGTTGGGCTTACAGGATCTGTATTATTCAAAGGTCAGTCGATTAAGGATCTTGATGTAATTGTTTTTCCATTAAAAACAAGTAAGTCTAGTCCAACTCCTTTTGAAGTTTGCCAGTTATTTGGTCTGAATTTTATAGCGGATCGTACAATGGCTCACATGAATTATAAGGAAGGAGACACAAAAACTGTAATTCATACTGAGGATAATCAAGGGCGTCGTATTGATCTATTCTTTCTACAATGATAGCCCTCGTTCTCCATGGACCTAACCGATTTGATCGCGATAACAACGGCATTAATCTTGGCCCCGCCGGCGACCTTTGTCGGGAGACATTCACTAAACTCAACATTGACTACGACTCAGAGGTCTGGACCACCTTCGCGTCGGCATTCTTCACAGGCGATCGGCCGGCCGGAAAGATCAGTCGCATTATCTTCGCCGGTCAGAAGTCGCTTGAGTATCTAGCCAACGCCAAGGGCAAAACCCTTGACGCTTATCGTGGCGTAGTATATGAGTCCGCCTCACGCATCCCTTACATCGCCACCTATTGGCCGCAGGATTGCTGCGACGCGAGGGCGATTGAAGACGAATTGGCCGGCGTAGATGGCGACGATGGCGACGACACCGATGGCGATGGCAAATCAACGTCGCCCACTAAGCGCACTAACTATCGCTTCTGGTTCCAGCGCGATGTCGAGAAGCTCCTGAATTATGAATTATTACAGGCGCCGGCTGAAGCGGCGACATGCTTCGTCGAGAACACACGCGACGCGCTTAATGTCTTTTCGTTCAAAGGCGATATCTTCTTCGATATCGAATGCAATCCAAAGAACAATCAGCTTCTGTGTCTCGCCATTGCTTGCGGCGACAGTCCTGTATACAGTGTTCCTGTATATGATTGGACTGGCAATCTATGTGTCGGTCCGGCTTTCTTTGCCGTATTGGTACGTGAGATGAGCCGCCGCCGAATCGTAATTCACAATGCACTCTTCGACTTACTCTTCCTCGCCGTCTTCTACCGACTTCCATTCGGGCGGGATATTTACTGCACAATGGTAGCCGGGCATCGAATCTGGCCCGAAGCTGAAAAGTCTCTCGCTCATCAGCAGACCCTTTACGCCAACAGACCCTTTCACAAAGACGAAAGCGGAACCTTTGATCCCCGAAATAAGCAGCAGTTTGACCAGCTTCGCGCGTATAATGTCAAGGACGTCGTTGCCCTTAGGGAGATATATTATGGCCAACTTGCTAAAGTACAAACCGACGAAGGACTGCGAGCTAGTGTTGAGCAAGCAATGTCTTCCCTCTGGGACTATGGCTTCATGTCCTTGCACGGACTGGAGTACAATGAGATTCGACGGCAGTCAATCATCAAACACTGCGAGCGCAGGCACAAAGACCTCCAACGAGTGTTAGACATCTTAGTCGGCAAGCCACTTAATCCGGGCTCGCCAGATCAGGTCGTGAGATATCTGCATGGCGCCATGGGCTATAAGCCTGAGAAGACAACCGATACCGGAGCAGCTTCGGTCGCTGGCGATGCTCTGTATAAGATCAAGATTAAGAACCCACACAACATCGCGATTGATGTGATCTTTGAGATGCGTCGGATGACAAAGCTCAAAGGTATGCTTGGATTTCAGAATTGGATTTGGGAGTATTAAACAACAAACTAACTATGAGTGACATGGACCCTATCGTAATGCAGAACATGCCCTATCCGGCTGTTCAGCTTCTCAGCAAGATCGTCGACCTGCGGCGCGACAAAACCCTAAATCTCCGAGGCAACGCCGAGCCGATGGAGATTCTGATGACGTTGATTCGGCGGCGAGATGACCTTGAGGCGACAGTGATTGGTCAGGCGGCCAAGCTGGCGGAGTTGAGGGAGCAGTTGGCCGGTGCAACCACTGGGACCAACGTACCGGATAATCATCCAGAGCTTCCGATGGGCGTCAAGCCGAAGATGCGTCTCACATGAAGAATCCCACAATAGCCGCCAGTTTCATGCGGGCCTCGAATTACGACGAGGCCCGTTTTGGTCACGCCATCTCGATGCCCAAGCTTAATGGCCTGCGCTGCATGTGGATTCCGGGCGCCGGATTCTTCAGCCGCGACGGTCTTCGCTGGAATGATCCGGTCCTCGCGCACATCAAGCCGGCCGGCAATAAGATCATCGACGGCGAGTTGTATTGCCACGGAATGCGACTTCAGGACATCACGAAGGCCGTCGGCGTCACGCGCCACGAAGCAGGACCAAATGCGACGAATGTCGATCTCTGGGCTTTCGATGTGGTAACGGAAGACAAAGCCCTTCAGCGCATGATTGACCTTCAGGATTCGGTAGCCCAATCGGAACGAGTCTTGCTCTGTCCCTACAAGATGTGCCTGACTCGTATCGACATTGACGACTGCTATCGGAACTACGAGATTCAAGGCTACGAAGGCCAGATGCTCAAGAGCCCATATGGCAGCTACATTCGTCAAGGCCACACCGAAAAGCCCACGATGAATCTTCAGAAGCGTAAGGCATTCGTCGACGCGGAGTTTGTGTGTGTTGGCGTGGAGCTTTCGACCGAGGAGCGAATCAAAGGCCGAGTCGGGGCGCTAGTGTTCATGGCCAAGAATGGCAAGGAGTTCAGCGTCGGAACGGGCTTCACTGATCTTGAGCGGCTGGAGTGGAGCCGTGAATCGCAGATTGGCAAGCGCGCCACGATCAAGTATTTGTTTCTGAGCGCCGACGGTATTCCAAACAATAGCAGCTTTGTGGCTTGGAGGGAGATAGGAACCTAAATGAGATGTTTCAAGTGTAATATAAGTGCAAGGGCTCCATTCCATGTGATTGTTGAATCAAATGTAGACGAAGACGATAAGGTTCTTTGCTGTTCATGTGCAAGGAAGTTTATCGAATGTCTGGCGCGGTGGAAGGATATTGACATGGTCGAAGAACTCGAACACTGGAAAAATCCTAGCCTCTCCTAATGTCACTTCACTTCCACTGTCTCACAGGCATGAAGCCTGCCGGCACCAATAGCTTCCGCCTCGCCAGCGGACAGCTATTCGGTCGCTACGGTGCGAATCTCCAGAATCCCGACAAGGAAGCTCTGGATATTTACATCGCGCCGCCCGGGCACAGCTTCGTCCAGCCCGACCAATCGGGCGCCGAGGCATTGGTCGTGGCCCACTTGACCCGACCGGGCAAGTATCGTGAGTTGTTCAAGGTCGGAATCAAGCCGCACACGTTCGTCGCGTTGCACATCTTCATTGAGCAATACGCGGCGAAGTGGCCACTTGACGGACAGTCGCCCCAGTTCTGGAAGTCTCTGTCGCCCGCCGAACTCAAAGCCCAACCGGGCTGGAAAGCTCTCGACAAGGCAATTAAGAACAGTGGCATTCCCTACAAGGTCGGCAAGATGACCTGTCATGCCTCCTCATATCGAATGCGTGAGCGCACCTTTCAGCTTCAGGCGCTCAAGCAATCTCACGGCACGATGGTCCTGACGCTTGACGAGTGCCGATTGTTCCTCAAGTTCTTCGCCGAACTATTCCCTGAAATCATTGAATGGCAAGATGAAATTGAATTTACTGTCCGCAGCACAAGACTACTTCGAAATCTATTTGGATTTCCTCGTCGATTTGAGCGGCCGATTACTGATGGATATATCCGCGAAGCCATTTCGTGGGTACCGCAAAGCACTGTGGGTTGCATCACTCATCGCGCTATCCGCAAGTTTAATACTATACGGCCTGCTCATATTCGTCCAGCTGTTAATAACAAACACGATAGCTTCCTTACGATCGTTCCTGATGGAGAGATTGTGGCCACGGCCCCGCTTCTAACATCCTGTATGGCCGCCGACCTGACCGGCCGCGATGGCGTTAACTTCACGATGCGCAGTGAGGTTCAGGCCGGTAAGAATTGGGGCGGCTATGATGAACACGATAATCCGCTAGGGATGAGAGAATTGTCCTAATGCCAAACGATCGCCTAACTCAAATAACGAATCAGATCCGAGAAAAACTCGGGCGCTGGCCGGCAGATATTCCGCCCGCGCAGGTTGTTATTGTCCATGAGAGTCATCTGCCTGACGACTTCGATCCCGAGCTCGAAAAGCTCGAAGGATTGACAGTGGTCACGACTCTTCAAATCCGCAAGAACTCAGTCCGACTAGCTTACCTGAATGAGCAACTTTGATGACTGGTCACTATACACAAAAGAGGTAATGAGTCCTCAGCCTTTCATTGATGCAGCGTTCTACTTCATGATCGGAGCCGCCCTTCAGCGGCGAGTTTGGCTCGGCGGCCTTGAATCACATCCAGTCTTTGCGAATCAATACATGACATTCATCGGCCCAGCCGGCAGCGGCAAGTCGCTCATCACGACCTCGATGAAGAACGTATTGGACATTCGCAATGCGCCGACAGATTCGGAGAATGAAGTCGAGGCCAATCTCAAAGCCGAAGACAACGAGAAGAACTTTGGCGGCCGAGGAAAACCGCTGGTCTATCTCGCCCCAAACAGCACGACGTTCGAACAGATCACACAAGAAACTTCACGCGTGGTATATCTTCATCGCTACAAAGATGCCAACGGCGTGACGAAAGTCTACAATCATAGCAGCTTGGTATTCGTTCTCGACGAGATTACGTCCATCTTCAAACACCACAGCGAAGACCTGACTAACTATCTACTTGAAGCCTACAACGGCGGCAAGCGATATGTCAGGAAACTTAAGCATGGCTCATCTGATTTCTGCACCAACATCTGCGTGTCGATGCTCGGCAATACGACGAACGAAAAGTTCCAGTCGATGCAGAATAAGGACATCATGACCGACGGCTTCATGAGCCGATCGGTGATTATCTATGGACAGTCGAAACGCTTTGGCATCTTTATGATTCCAGACTTGACTCCAGATCAAGTCGCGGCGCTGAAACGACTTCAAGATCATGTGCGAGCTTTGGCGACTGTGTTCGGCCCAATGACTTGGGCGGCCGGAGCGCGCGAGTATTGCGATCATCACTTCGTTCACAACTCCGAGAAGCTCCACACCAACAAGCATCCGATGCTGAGCGGCTATTACGAGCGGCAGAATCTGCACTTCATGAAGCTTCTGTTGTCTGTGCATTTCGCCGAGAAGACAGACATGGTTATCACGCTGGACGAATGCGAGAAGACAATGGGAATGTTGCTAGGATTCGAAAAGAACATGCACATTCCATATGTCGGCCTCGGCCGCAATGAAACGGCTAAGGTCGCCGAGCAGATGGCGAAGGTAATCGGCGCCTCGGCGGCAGGTATTCCGCGCAAGAAACTCTTCATGCAGTTTCACGGCGCATGTAAGAGCGTAAATGAATTTGACGCGATCATCAAAGATCTCGTCGAGCTTGGTCGAATCAAAGAAACATTAAAGGAAGGAGTAGTAACTTATGTCAGGAAAGATTAAACAGTGGCGGGACGAAGCTCCGCATTCGTATGCGAGATATGTCGGCTATTGCCTAACTGCGGGCGGACCCTCACCACTTACTATGCAGCAATGGTTGTCTGTTCCAGAGCGTATGTGGACCAATGGAAACTATGCGGACGAGGTTACACCATTCTCGCTTGGACATCCGCCTAAGGCTAAATCCTCCGCCGATCTACGCTCCGAATTTCTCGATGTCGTTAGAGGCTACATCACAAAGGATCGCAATGCCACACATGGCGACGCCGAGGATAACTTCGCGGATATCGCCACGTTGTGGAATACTGTCTTCGAAATCAAAGGCAAACCATTTACAGCTGAAGATGTAGCTGTCGCCATGATCTGTGTCAAACTTTCCCGCATTAAAACCTCACCAAAAAATCTCGACCACTGGCATGATATCGCGGGATATGCAGCTTGTGGTGGAGGAATCATTATGAAAGGACAAGAGAAATGAACGACACCGACAAACACGAAATCATGCAAATGGAATATCTCAACGACAACTGCTCCAAAGTCCAAGAGTTCATGAAGACCTTTGGCCAGACCATTCCGCCGCAGAAAATTCTGCCGTTTCAAAGCATCATCGACCTTCGCTGCGACCTCATCAACGAGGAAGTCACCGAGATGTACGAGGCCGAGTCTCTTGTCGAGTATTTCGACGCCGTGCTCGATCAGCTCTATGTCGCCTATGGCCACGCTGTTGCGGCCGGAATCTCACCCGCTGAAGTTGCTCGTGGCTTTGCCGAAGTCCATCGGTCGAACATGAGCAAGCTCTGGACAGACGCCGAAGTTAACGAGCGTCCAGTTATGTCGAAAGCAGTTCGTGTGGCCGAGAGCGGTCGCTGCTTTATCGTCACGAATCAGTCAGGCAAAGTGCTGAAGAGTCCGTCGTATAGTCCGGCAGATTTAACTTTTATTGAGAAATGAACTGGAACCCATATCTCGGCGGCGAAGCTGAAGAGAATCTTCGCAAGCGCGGTCCACGGTGGGATGATGACCCGCCCGATTCCGAACGCCACGACGACGATCGCGAAGAGTTCGAGAAGGATCAACTACTCGGCGAGGAATAAAACAAAGCCCACTCTTAATTGAGTGGGCTTTTTTCGTTTCAATAAACTCCGCTTCCTTGTGCTATTGCAGCCTTCCTAAATGCTGCCATTCGCTTATTACTTTCGTATCGCACATTAGCATCGACTCCGGCCCCGGGCGACGAATCCTCAAGCCAACTCAGATAGCCCATCGCCTTCGCCGGATCACGTTCAGGGTTCGGCATCACTCCATTCTGCGAGGTTTTGTATTTCCGAATCTTCTGCTGGAACTCTTCGAGCGACCGTGATTCAGTGGCCGCCCGTTCGATCAGCCTGCTCGCAATATCGCCAACCTGTTCGGGCTCAGCACGGTCCAGATCGCGTTCGGTAAGATTGTCGTAAGACACCGCGAACGCATTGCCGGCCTGAGGCGTGCCGCTTAGTTCATCATACAGCCGACGCCGACGCTTATCGTTATACTCCAGATTCGAGTCGGTGTCGATCCAGTTCGATGCCGCTCGGGCGACTTGGAAATGACCCTTACCAAGATCCACGACGAGTTGCCTCAACACACGCCCGAAATCCTCGCCGTTGTCAATCGCCTTCAACGCAGCCATCGTGCGCTTGCCGGTGTCAATCGCCGCGTCGTACACTGGCATCGTGCCCACTCCCTGACCGCCGCCCGAGACCGAATCGACGAGTGTCTTAGCCAGATCGCCAGCGAACCCAAAGGTGCCGAGATTCTGCGCAAGTGTCAACAGCTTCTGCCCAAGCAACTCGACGCCATCCTTACCAAGCTGTCCTTGATTCTGGTCAACCCACGACGACAACTCGCTCCAGTTAATGTCTTTGTTTTCGCGATTGTTCATCCAGTCCGCGACGGCCTGCACAGCCGAACCGCCCGCCACACCAATAACCATCTGCCCGATCAGCGGCGCAACGTCGCCCTTCATCGCAGGCTCAATCGCAAACTTCTTGAAGTTGTTATACTGGCCAATGCTCCACTTGCTCCACGTGAGGAACGGCGCCGCCGGACCTTCAAGTGCCCACGCGGGCAACGTGCGCATGTCATAGGTGCCCTGAAGCAGCCGGCCCACTTGAGCCGCGAGGTCAGCATCTGTCCTACTACGCCAATCTTTCGAGAGCTTGTCAAGGAACTCAGCAGACTTCACGTCGCCGGACAATGCCCGAGTCTTCGTGAGGCCAACAATAGTCTCGCCCCAGCCTTGCGCGATTGTCCTCGCGGCGGATTCAAGCTGATTCAGGCCGGTATACTTCGAGATTTTCTCGGCGGACTTAGTCATCCAGTTCGAAAGCTCATCGGCGCTGCCCAATACAGTCTTCATCTGAGCCGCCGCATCGCGACGATTCAGACCGCTTTCATATGACCGCTGCCGAAGCTCGCCCCAATTCGCCAGCCTGCCGACGAAATCTGCCACGCCGGCAGCATAGTCCGTCGGCTGGAGATACGATAGGCCTTTGAACGTGGTCGCAACTACGTCCTTAGGCTTACTGATCGGACCGATAGCTCCAACTCCGACAAGCCTTGTCGCTCCAGCCATCGCACTATCATTCGGCCGCGCCGGCTGTCCGTTGAACTCACGAATCACACTCTGCATCGACGGATCAAGAATGATCTGCTGATGCTGATTCGCGCGGAGAATTGCATCGGGAATCGCAATTCCGTTCTTGTAGGACTTCGACCCAAGCGAAGCCATCAAGTTCGGATTGCTTTCGATATGCTTCTGATAGGCGAAGTCAGTGGCCGTACGACGGGCATAGTTATCGAGCTTGGCGAGGAGATCGTTAGAGCGCCACGACGGCGGAAGTGAATAGCCCTGCGGCTTAATTGCACCGGCAAAATGCGCATCGCCTGCATCAGACTCACCGCGCATAATCTTCATCTCCTCCTGATACTTGCCCTCAGCGTAGGCAAGAACTTCCGCCGCCGTCTTGCTCGGATTATCGGCCGCATAGAGCTTCGAGTAGTGATTGATGAAGTCGTCGTAAAGCGCCTGACGCTTAGGCTCACCTTCCGGCGTGCGGAAGATTCGCTTTACGTCGTCAGAGATCGTATGCTCGGCCGAGTAGGTCGGATCAGTTCCGCGCGCCCGAGCGCCACCGGCGGCCGTCCGGATCATGAATCCCTCGCGATTATAGTCGGCCGGCACCGACGGATAGAATGTGCCGCGAAGCTGCTTATACGCATCAGCGATTTCCGGCTCAGGAGTCTGGAGAATCTTGCTGTCATTCTCCTTCTGCATATGCGCGTCGAGCTTGAGGCGATCCTCGGGCGAGAGCTTATTGACTTCGTTGAATCGCTCCCGAAGGCTGCCTAGATAAGCATCGCGAGTGTTGTAGCCAGCTTTGTAAGCATCGGCCGCGAGGGCATGAGGCGTGCCTTTGGAGGCCAGCTTGTCGAGTTCGCCGGCTAGTAGAGCGCGAGGTTGATAACGCGCTTCAAATTCATCAGCCACACGTTCCTGTTCCGTAGGCGAACGATCATAAACATTAGCGCCATCGTCGACATGACCCATCTCATGCTTCAAAACTTTAAGGAATAGTTCACGCGAAGCTTTGTCGCCACGCACAGCCTCATTCCACAAGGCCTTGTCGATCAGAATAGTTCCCTCATTTTTGCTTCCCGTCGTGATAGCACGACCAAAGGCGCCTTCACGACTCACGAGACCTGCACGTGGTTCAACACCGAGCAACTCGATATCTCCATGCTCAATCAACTTAGGCTTCTCGAAGTGCATTCGAGACATTGCAGCTGTATTACCGAAGATGTCATCGATTGTCAAGGGCTTGCCCGCTGTTAGCGCATCCCAATCTACATCTTTAATGTCCAACCTACGCTGACGTGCTTTCTCCATGGCGGCGATATAGTCACCCTTCTGATTCCTCTTCTCTCCAGTCGCCACCACCCCATTCGCCGCGTGAGCATTCCAAGGCGTATGTTCATGCGTGGCGTAATACATCCACGACATCGCATCTTCAGGCGACAACTTCATTCCGGCCATCGACTTCATCGAGGCCTTGAATGCCTTCCACCAAGACGCCATTTCGGCCTTCGACACTTGGGGAAACTTCTCACGAAACACCGCCATGAATCCTTCTTCCCTCGCAATATCTTCAGCCTTCTGCTGAGTCATCTTTCCAGCCTCAACATCCTTCATGCGCCGTGCAAGCTCGGCCTCATAAGCCGGCGAATCCTGCACCGCTTCAGTCAGCGACTTCTGCATACGCCCAGTCGCCGACCGATTAAACACATCATGCCCAAGCTCCTCAGCGGCCGTGTCAATACGCGCATGAAGCGGATCAAGACGCATTACCGCGTTGCCATCCTTGTCAATGCGCCACTGTCCATTCGCGGCGTCAATCGGCCCAAGCTCAATCTTCAATCCGCGCTTGGCTGCAATCTTCGCGATCGCATCGAGTGCTTCTTGCGTTAGCGGAGTGCCATCAGACTTGTTCTGGAAACGCGCATAGAGTTCATCGCGCATCTCCCGCGCAGTAGCTTCAGCCTTGTAAGCTTCCTGAAGCGTCGAGCGGCCAGAGACAACATCGTCCATCATCGCCCTCGGCAACCTAAGCTTCTTCGCAAGCTGTTCAAGCTCTTCTTGCTTTAGTTCGGCTGCCGCACGACGATCAGCCGCCTCGTCGACAAGAGCCTGCGCGGCTTCGAGATCAGGCAACTTAGCCTGCTTCTCAGCCTCGGCGGCCTGAGCTTGTTCATCAAGCTTCCGGGCATTCTCTGCCACAGCAGCCTGTTCTTCCGGCGACGCCTTAAGCCAATTCTCACGCCCAAGCTGCGCCTCATTACGCGGCGCAAGCTCACGCGTCACTGGAGCATCAAGCTGCGGCCTGCTCATCTGCGTAAGCCTGCGAAGTTCCTCAGCCTTACCTTCAGCGATTGAGCGCAGATTTGCAGCCCGCTCACGCTGAGCGTTCATCGTGGCGGCCAACTCAGCATCTTCAGTCTGCTTACGGAATGCAGCCTTACGAGTAGATTCAGCCGCCGCAACACGTTCATTCTCGATTGCACGACTAGCTTGAGCCTTCGCATCAGCCTCACGATTTGCCTTGATTTTATCCAACTGCGCTTGCCTTTCCGGCGTCATTTCAAATCGCTTCGACGCAACTTCCTCAGCCGTCAAAACCGGATAACGCTCAGGCTGATCTTCGAATCGCGGAGGACGAGCATCGTACTTTTCAAACTTTTTAGTCTTCTTGTTAAAGACCGGAGTTTCGCTATGTTCACCATATCCTTCATCGCTCGGACGAAACACAGCCTCATTGAGCTTGCCGCTATTCAGTGCCGAAGTAAGAGCCTTCTCAGCCTGATCGGCAAGGAAGTCAGGCCAGTTCTCATAGTTACCGGCTATGATCTCGTTGGCATAAGGCTCATTTGCAATCTCGGCGATGCGCTCTGGAGAGAGCTTCATCTTCACCGACTTAGCTGCGTTGGCAATCAGCTTCTCAGTCGGAGCAGCTTTATCAGTCCACCACTTGGTGTACTTCTCAGGATCATCGGTATAGCTTTCCCGAGATTCCTCAGCCACAGGAACTTCTGTCCGTGGTTCAGGCACACTACGCTCACCTGATGCAAGCGCATTATCGAATGCCTGATTGACCTGAGATTCATGCAGATTAAACTTCTCCGCAGCAGGCGCGGCCGGATTCGAATGTAGTCCGAGCCGCGATCCAAGCTTGGTTGGTTCATTGAACAGCGACCCAAGCGCCACATCCGCCGCGAATCGTCCGGGCGAAAACTCGCCGCCCTGCGACATATTCACAAGCTGACCCGCCGTCGATCCGGCCACATTCGCGCCGACATTCGCAGCAGCTTTCATAAACGCTGGGCTAGTCTTAAGCCCCATTGCCGGATTTGCCAAGCCACGAAGTCCGCTCAAAGAGGGCTTCAACGCAAGGGCATTCGGCGCAAAACCACCAAGATACGATGCGACTGGATGCTGCTCTTCGGCGCGCTGGAGATACTCAGCTGCGCCGGGAGCAAACTTCTGAATCGCCTTATCTTGCCCCCAACCGACGCCATAGCCAGCCGCAAGTCCGCCAGCGATCGAGGCAAGCGGAACAGTGATCGGTGCTGCTGGTCCACCGGCCAGACCTTCAAGACCACCGATACCAGCCCCCGCTGCGATCGCGGCAGCAGTCGGCCCAATGTTCTTCAGGAACGACGCACCGAATGCTTTCGCGCCGGAGATTGGTTCTTGTGGCGGTCGCTCAATGACCTGCCCATTCGGCTCCATGTCATACTTCGCCGGATCAAATCCGTTATCACGAAGCCACTTTTCTTGAATGTTTGTCATTGGCCGATCCTCCAGCCCTGGAATGTCGGAGCTAGAAACTTAGGAGCTCTACGTGTGTTTCCGGAATAATCAACCATTGTGCCAGTCTGAGGCAATTTTGCTTGCAGCTCATAAGGATCCATAGATTCTTCGGCAGGATCTACGACTGGAATACGCTGATTTGGAGGCATTACGCCACCGGGAATCGGCATAACAGCCGGAGCCTGCTCCTGAGGCATCGCGGCCGCCGGAGCCCCGGTCGCCGGCGGACCCTTAGGAAGCGGCGGCTTTTGTCCATACATATTTACAGGCCCAAAATAAGCCGGACGGCCTTTGATATTGCCAACGTCCTGCGTACCTTTGTCGAACATGTTCACACCATTCGGTCCGGCAATAACTATGCTGCCATCTTGCAATGCAGTTACGTGAGGAGTTGGGTCGCCTTTAGCTTCGGCAAGTTTCTTCTTAATTTCAAGCTCCTGCTTCGCAAGGTCTTCCATTGCCCTCTGGTGATTAGTAGTCGCAGTCCGATTCAGATTCCTATCAATATCAGCCTGCTCCCTGTCGTAGATATTCGCAGTCTCAGTAGACGCCCAACGCCGCTGAGCCGCATCGCGATCTTCCTCATGCATCTTCTGAGCGGCCGCCCGTTCAGCCTTTCGCTCCTCATCAGCATTCGTCTGAATTGCAAGTTGCTGATTGAACTTATTCATGTCGCGAGCATCTTCGCGAGCCTGCTGATCCTTCAAGGCTTTCTCAGCTTCCCACCTAGCACCTTGCTGACCCTGCGCCTGAAGATTCTTCTCGTTGCTCTGATCGCCAAATGCCCGACGAAACCAGCCGCCGAGCCCGGTCGTGGGTTGAAAAGGAACATTGTCGCCGCCGACAGGCTTAGTCGCATCGAACGCGGCATTAGTCCGCTCAGACAGTAAGCTGCCAAGATCAATGTTACCGTTGGCCGAATTGCCAATCGAGAACGCAGGCTTACGCCCAGTGGCCATAATTGGCGCCTGAGTTTCCTTCTCAGGTACCATCAACGGATCACCTTCGGCATTAGCCGCAGCGCCACTATCAACCATCTTGCCGCTGTCGTGAGAAGCTGGTCCGGCCGAATCTTCGCCTCCGCCACTGGCACCCTTATTCTTCTTGCCAGTAACTCCACTAAGGTCAAGACTCGCCCGCTGTGATCCTTTACCTCCATGCGCATTTACGCGTCGATCTTTCGACGAATAGAAATACGCCGGCTTAACTGTCGCGATTTCGATTTTAGGCATAATTAGCTCTCCACAAAGTTTTCGCCGGCGCTTTGAACGGCGGCGTTATGTTTTTGAAAATTGAGAAATACCAAAGGAAACTTGCTATTCAGCAGCCAGTGACTTTCACGGGCTCGAATCGTATAAAGGTTGAAATCAAACCAAGACCAAGTCTTTGTGATTTCTTCTTTGTTAATCGTGCCGCGGCCGAAAATCTTGATGAACTTGCCGTCGAAATCGTGATAATGAGGCGTTACGAATGTGTCGGCGGGAAGATACCAGAGTTCCACGGCCCATCTGCCAAGTGCAAGTTGTAGACCTCGGCAGGCATTCCAGCGCGTTTTCCGTAGTATTCCCATATTGCTAGATAGAGTTGCTGCAGCGGCGTGAAGATCCAGCCGATTCCCTTATTGTTGACGTACCACTTTGCATGGCAAGTCATAGGCCAGACAAGGCACAGCATAGTCACGAAGCGTAGTGTACGAGAAGACCGCATCTGTGGGACGAGCCACTTGCTCATCATGCGGTAGCCTTCACGCCGCTGCAAAGTGTAGTGCATGTCGCGACTAATGCGAACTTCGTCGGGAATATTATCCCAGCCGTAGTAAGCCTCAGCAAAGGTCCAGCAGCAACTAACTGAGGGCAACGACGACATGACCTGCGACACACGATCAAGTGCATCGCGGCGCTGACTGTTGATCTGATTCTCTTGCTGACGGACGTTCGTGGTATTATTCAACAGTCCAGATCCCAGCGCATTCGTGTCGGCACCAACTTCACGGCTGCCGCTACCATTCGGCCCAATCGCCGACGGGCGACCAGTCGTAAGCTGGAACGTGTCGATTCCGCTCGACAGAGGCTGAACAGCACCAGCACTGATCTTCGCCGCCTCAGCAATAGCACTCTGCCGATTATTGCGCAGAGCCTCGCCAGCCTGTCCAAACTGCATCGCATTGGACACAGTCGAAGTCGCCGTGGGATTAGCGCCCGTTCCGCGACTGAAGTTATCTCGGGCCAGCGACCGATCCATCTCCATGCGCTGCGACTCACTCATGCCCGCGTCGGGATTAATGAGGCTATCGTTCAGACGCCCAAGCTGTCCAACAGCCAACTCGCGAGCGCGATAAGCTTCGGGATCAGACTCGCGCTGCATGGCCATCGCCGACCGGGCCAGATCGCGACCGGGGCCATTGATAAGCCGCAGATCGTCGCCGGCTCGGGACATCGCCGTATCGCCAGCAATGCGCTGATTAGCGGCGGCAAACTGGCCACCGAAGCGATTGAGCAAGTCAAGATCAAGCTGATTCTGCCCCGGGGAAACCTGCCCCCGAAGCGCCAACATCGCCGGCTCGTATTGCTGAGCGGCTTCGGTCTGCGCCCGAACCATGTTCGGAAGGTTCGAGGAGTAAGCACGGAGAATCTGATCCATGCTTTCCTGTGTCGAGGGCGCAGCATTATCGCCGCCATTAACAGCCCACGTGGCACCAAGTGGCTCAATGCCCTTTGATTCGAGCAGAATCGTATGGGCGATAACAAGACCAAAGTTAAACTCAAAGTTCATACAGATTAAAAATTCGAAGCGTTGAAAGTTTTGTACCCACGCGGCCGCTGTCCGCCGACAGTATAGTCAGGAAATTCAGCCTTCCATGCATCAACAAAATATCTCATCGAGCCTGAGTCGCACAGAATATGTGCAATGTGAATGTGCTTTTCATCAGGCACAATCTTGAACATAATCATTGCCTGAAACTCTTCCTGAGGCGAGGCCAGCAGTCTAACCTCAAATCCGTTGTTGATCTTATCGCAGAAATCGACCACGATATCAAGAGGATTCTTGGCGCCTCGAAAAGACTTGCGCGCCTTCGGATGCTCCGTCAGCCAATCAAACATCTTGAGTTGGGCTTCGATTGGGCTCATATTGCCTGAAAATATCTATCAAGTATCGCACCAGTTGAAGACTTGCAGACGAAGTTCGCGCCGAGCGGCGTGACTGTGGCTTCCCAATAAGCCGGAATATATGCGGCGGCAAATTGTGAATACACGCTTCGAGGATCATGAAGCCCAACAAGAGCCCGACCGCCGGCGCCAGAGATAATCACAGGCAATCCGTTCCAATCGAGTCGCTCGACAATATGACCGTGGCCGCACATCAACATCGTCGCGCCCCATTCCTTGAGCGGAATAGTGGCCATTTGAGTGTTGCCGGGATAATACGATGAGGCTGAAGTCACCGGCGGATGATGCCAAATAACCCACTTGTGCTTCTTGGTCGAGGCGGCGAGGGCAGTTTTCAACCACGTGAACTGAACACTTGTCGCGAGTGTCCCAGCATTATCCAATTCAGTCTGCGTTCCAGCCGTATTGAATCCGGTATTGACAAGGAAGATATCAACATTGCCCGTCGACACGACTGAATAACGAGGCTGAGCAAAGTATTCGAAGAACGCCTGCCCAGCGGCCGTGTCGTTGTCGTGATTGCCCGGCACAAATGCGCATCGATCTTTGACATTGCCCCAGAATGCGGCGAGATTATTCGTTACTTCAGTCAACGTGCCGCTGCTATAAGCATGATCGCCGGTGCCGATGAACTTCGTAACGTTCTTCAGCTTCTGGACGTAGTTATTCAGCGCGACTCGATTCGCATATTCTTCGGGCGTAAAGCCGCTCGGCCCAACTCCATCGTCGCCGATGATCACGAAGAACTCAGGCTCATTTCGGGTCAATCCATTGAACGTCACGATGGGCCACTTGGCGATTTCCTCAACATTCGCCGACGCTGAAACAAGTCGCCCGTCGGTATTAAACCTGACGAGCAATCCAACTCGCACACCTTCAGGCGAGGTATCTTGCATGTTAAATTCGGCCGGCACAACAGCGCCCTCGGTCAATGGAGTGTCATAAGGCAAACTGCGCTGCGTGGCATAGTTTCCGGCGACGGCATTGATCGTGGCGCTTTTCCAATTCGAAAGCTGCCCGTCGACATACATAAGTGCTTCGGCATATCCGCCCTCCTGAACTCCGTTGAATTCCAGCCGCGCCGTTGTGAGCTTGACGGCATTGTAATCCTGCGACGCGATCATCTCGCCGCCGTACATCGTTGCCGTGGCTCGCACACTAGAACCAAATAGCTTATAGATCTTCGTCGCCGTCATGAAATACGTGTAGCGTATTCCATTGTCGAGCACCGACGTGAACTTCAGAATCTGGCCGATGCCGGGATAAATGTCCAGCGACACGAACTTGCCGAGCAACATGTCATAGAACAAGATTCCATAGCCATAAACAGTCTGCACGGCGAACATCGCATAGTTATCATGCGTTCCGGTCGCGGCTTTAGACTGAGTGATTCCGTCGAGCAAAGAGTTGATTGGAGCGCTGAACGGTGCATTCCGGCCCTCATATCGGAACTGCATGATTCCGTTAAAACTTCTGATGCCCGTGTCGTGCACGATGGCCACATCACCGAGCACATCGACAACAGAGTCTTGATTCAGCGCTCCAATCGAAGTAATATCCTGATTCCGGAAAGTAGGTTCGCCGTAAATAAGGTTCTTAACCGTAGTGTCAGGCGAAACGATAAAGGTCTTCTGAGTGGTGCATACGACAAATCCGCCCTCGACGGAATTGATGGCCGATAGTGACGTGATTGCATCATAGCCGACACTGTGAGCCATGCCCAATGCTCCGCCTTCGGATTCACTAGCTGAGGTTTTAGCTCCTGCCGGAGTGACCTGAATCATGTAATTCAGCGGCTGCCCGGTGCAACTGCGCACAATCTGGGTCTCGCGCCCGGCGGAATCCTTCGCGACAGAATAAAGAACGCCGCTGTAAAACATGGGCTTATTCGCGATCGGAACATACTCCGGAGATGTAAGACTCCATTGGTTATATGTCTGCGTAACCCGAGCACTTCCATCTGGCAGAATTACCCACGGCTGACGAACGCCATCCATCACAACAAGTGCGGCCGGCGAGGCAGTCTGGGTCGAGGTGAGGTCGAATGTGCCTGTTGGCGCCGAAGCAGTGCGACGGAAATTGACCGTTGATCCGGGCACAAGAGCGCTGTAAATGCGATCCTGCGTCGAGCCCATCGTGAAGCTCGGGATTAGCTGCCATGCTCCAGTCGTCGTGCGGTAATAAGCCTTGCCGTCCGCAAAGGCAATGAGCAGCGCCCCGGCGGCAATAATGTCCTGAAACTTTGTGACATTGGAAAGATTCCCAGTTTCATCCGACGGAAGATAAACAGCCTCAACGGCATTCGTACGAACGCGAGCGTTCATCAAGAGCCAGTATTCGTCTGGCCCAAGCTTCGTGATGTCAACGAGCTGATTAATTCCGCCAACGAAGCTTTTCTTAGTAGCGATCATAGGAGTAGAAGAAGGGCCACATTGGCGCCCGAATTGAGGCATTAGCCGACCCAAGCGGCTCCATCGTGATTAGGATTTCCTGCGACGCTTCCATGTTCGTGCAGACGCTTTCACAGGCGCTCATGTACATTCCCTGGTACTGTGCAATGTCGTCGGCCTTTCCCTTTTCTACGGCCCACAGATACTTCACCGCATAGACCAGAGCTTGATCGAGCCGCTCGTCAATCCAACTGTCGTCGATTGAGACGAACGGAGTATAGCGTTTCTTGTACAGAACTTCAAGACAATCGTCATCTTGCGAGTTCCACGACTGTGTGAGATTCCAGTCCAGAACCTGAACGCGAATGTTCTGTGCTTCGAGTTGGGTATTTGCGATGGTTCCGACGACAAGCGAATTGGCCGTCTGAAGCACCTGAACGTCGCTGGACGTAAGCACATCTTTCTTCAGTGCCGTAATGCCAAACGGAGCTTCTTGGCTCCACTGGTTGACTGTGGTCTTGGACGTATCGCCGACATTGAACGTGAGGATTTCGACCACTCGCGACGCCGTTGCGGTCTGGCCGATGATCGTGATGTTGACAGGGAAAGTCTCGGCGGCGGACAAGACGAAAGTCAAAGTTCCGCTCTGAGTCAGGCCAGTGGACAAAGGCGACGGGGCAAGCTGGCGGAATTTAAACAGCGGCTGCGTCCACGGACTGACGTTGTATCGCGGCCGCATGTCGAGCAATGATACTTTGCGGCTTGAAGCACTGCGGCGAATACCTCGCACCGATCCAACATACCACGGAAGGCTGATGACGTGCTGCGCCGTATCATAGCAGAAGAACTGCTCGATGACCGTGCCGGGCAAATCATAGCCGTCGAATAGCAACTTTCCGGCGCGATTAGCCCACGCGAGCAGAATGTTACTCTCGTCGAGACTGTTCGGCAATACGCCGATTGTCTCTGAAATTTGTTGGAATAGAGGAGTCATTAGGCGATATAAAGAGCGTAAGCACGCACACCCCACCTAGCTTGTGTAATTACCGATTTTGCTCGGTCTGTTTTACTGGCAACGTAAATAGGATAACCTAGATCATTTTGACCAAATATAATTGAGCTAGCGGTAACACGTAAATTGAATGGAGTTCCTTGGTCGTCGCTACTAAATCCATTAGATGAAAATGGGTAGGCAGCATCCAATTCATCACCTACAATATAGTTAGTCGGTGGGTCATCTATGAGGCAATAAAGAACAACGCGAACACTTTGCGGAATGCCTGCCAATCCGTGCGTAAAAGATACCTGTTGTCCTTGCAAAGGCATATACGGAATCGAAGCCGTTGGCGTAACATATTTTGTAACAGCCACTGTGGCAGGAGTCGCAGGAGCCCATGCAGATCCATTCCACGTAGGCACTTGACCGGTCGTTGCTGCCGACTGACTGACTTTGCCAAGCGACACCGTCAAGTTAGTCAGCTTAACACCACTCAAACCTCCATCATTAATATCATTAGCTGGATCAATGTAACGCCAAACCGCTGTAACGTCACCAGTCTTAGCTGCCAAGAACTGTGCTTTATCTGTCAGTAGCGCCGGAGTTGAGATTACAAGATTGGTCAAGATGCCTTGAGTAAGATCAGCCACTAGATCATTTATTCCAAACCAATTTGATGCAGCTCCTCCATAACTGCCGAGTACCCGCATAGTACCTGCAGGTACAGCACTTGTAACGACTGAATTAACAGGCACTATTCCGGACGTAAACAGACTCGAAAAATTTATGTATTCAAAGCCCGTCGCTCCAGAATTGACTCGAATAAGCTGCCCAGCCGTTCCACCACCAACAGCCATATTCGCGAGCGTAATTGTCGCGTTGGCAATCTGCGTTCCGGTGATGCTTCCGGCCGGAATTACGGAGTTAATGTTGATCCAGCCCGGCGATCCAGTGTCGCGATAGATGTTGATTGTTGGCGTCGCAGGCACTGCGGTGTTGATCCACACACAACGCTTCCGCCACGCATTCGCACCGGTAACGTCGGGCGTCGTGCTGTCGAACAGAATCATTCCGTAAGTCGACGACGGAAGAGCCTGACGAATCAACTGCAATAGCACCGAGGCATAGCCTCCGAACGTGCTTGTTGGGTCAATTCCCTCTACGAAAGCGTTTGAATTAAGAGCCATAGAAATGAAAAAGAGGTCACCTGCACGAAGCAGATGACCCCTAGAGTCGATTTAGGATTTATGATCGGCACTGATAGAACATTCCATCGAGTGTCGTAGGAGCGCCGATCGAGCATATTCCGTTTGCAAGTGCCGTACCAATCACGTCACAGCAGTCGTCTGGCGCTTCGAGGATGTCGGTGAGAATGTTGAAAGTCGGGATGATTGGAGTTGTCGAAGTGGCTGTGTTCCAATATTCAAGCTCAGCGCCGGTGCCCGGAATGATCTCGCCGGCATAGAGTGGGTACGAGGGCAACGCTTTGGTATTGTCGAAGAGTCGATATCGGCGCACGACGCTGCTGACACTCCATTTTACACAGATGAAGAAATTGCTGTATGTGAAGTTTTGTCCTGCTCGTACGCTGAAGTTTGTGCCCGGTAGCAAGAGTTTCTGAAGCGCAAAGATTCGCGTCGCTCCGGGCCATGCGCCTAGACTCGCCGTGAATCCTGTAATCGCAAGTGACTGATTGACTTGCCTGTTGAGAACAACGGGCGTGTAGGATTTGATTGGCGCCCTTGTGACGGGCATGTAGGTAAATTTCTTCATAGACCGAAATCTTTCTTGACACTAACTGTCATCTGATCGAGAGTGAAATTCCTTGCCCGAATAAAAGCGGCTGTGGATTTCTCCATGACTTCTGCGCGATTGTCATATACATAACGCATTTTTGCGGCTAATTCGTTAACATTTACTCGACCAATCTTACCCATACCAGAATAGATTCCTTTAGGCGCCTTATGCATATAAGGTTTGACAAACCACGCGCAAGTTGCGTCAAGAAATTCAAGAGGCCCTCCAATGCGTTGACAAATCACAGGCCTTCCATGCGCAATAGCATCGTGATGCGGGTAGCCCCAGCCTTCAGCACCACAGGCGCTCACAAACACGTGGCCTGTTTCGTGAATATGCTTTACGCTTTGCAAGCTTTGACGAATAACTTCGATGCGTTTATCAAACGTTATAAGCTCTTTGCAGTTTGGATTCTGTTTGGCAATCAGACGAACATCGAATACTTTTGGAAATGCCAACTCGAACGCATCAACAACATCCTGTGCACGCTTACGTTCCCAATAACCTGCATCTTGGTAGATTGTATAAAACGTGAACGGTTTCATCGGCGCTAGTACGCATGGCGTATACTCAGAAGCCAGTGGAATCTTCGATGTCTTAATTCCGTATTGGCCAATCACATCAGCTGCTTGCTTGCATGTGACATGAATTTTTCGGCTACGTGCCTGCATCTTGAGGCATGCAATATCAGGGGGATGTAGCTCAGTTGTTTCCCAAAATGTGATTAGATGTTTGGTCTTGACAACAGATGACGGCCCGTCGATAGCTGCGAAGTACTCTGCTTTGCGATCTTCGCCAATAGTAACAGAATAGCCTAGTCTGCGAAAGCACGCAGCTAGGCTATGTGTAACACGACCAAACGAAACGCTTGGGTCGGATGTAGGTGTATAGATACTAAGTTTGTCCTTCACTCATCGAACGCAGCAGAATGTGTGCCTTTAATCTGCCATTGCTTTTCACTCAGAATCTTCTCACTCTTGGCATTGAATGCTGCTTCCTGCTCCGGACTCCATTCACCCTTCTGCAAGAGCGCGGCACGAATCTCAACAATCTCCTGAAACGCAAGCACAATAGCTTGAATTACGACTGGACTCATTTGGCCTCCTGCGCTTTGACCGCCATGCGCTTGACCATCAACACGTAGTCGTCGAGCAGCTTCTTGTTTTCAGGCGTTCGGGACTGTTTGTAGGTCGTAAGCAGACCGCGAGCGAGTCGGAATGCCGGTGGGAATTCTTTCCTCAACTGCTCAGCGGCTTCACTAACTCCGGGCGAAACCTTCGAACGATTGGCGTATTCGAACTTGAGGAACTTATCAACAGTGCCCAAACTAACTTCGAGCACTTGCTGTGTGGTTACGATGACCGGATCTGCACCCGGCGCGATTGTGGACTGACAGCCAAGATTAGCGATCAGTGCGATCAGTAATAGGAACTTGAGTAGGCTTTTCATCTTCTGGTTTTGTGAAACGGCTGAGGTGAGTGTCGAGATATGCCCGAAGTGCGATCAAGCCAGCGCTAAGTGCGCCGAGCAAGGTCGCGATAATTTCATAAACATTCTTCGGGTTGTTGTCCGTCCAGTGCACAAAGGCACTCGTAAGCACGGCCAGCGAGGCCGTTGTGAAATAAAGGGCACCTCTCAAATGCCCATTGTTTTTAAAGAACTGACCAAGAAACGCCCACATACTCATTTCGATTCCCTTTCTTTCCTTTCCTGCCGACGTTCGTCATGTTCGTGAAGCATTCGCCTGCGGCCAATGAACTTGATCACTGCCGCATAAACTTCGAATCCCAATTTGACCATCGTAAGAATACCTACGATAAGTCCGATGAACAGCATAGCGATCCTTAGTCCGCGCTCTCCGACGAAATCGTAAGTAGTAGTGATAGCCAGCATGAATCCGCTACCAATCAAACCTACTTTGCTGTTGTCAATGATTTCGACGAGTTGATGTTTGAAGTATAGCATATCACGGTGCATTGGTGCCGGTGAATATCGCTCGGAAGACGGCCGCAAACTGCTCTCTGGCCGTTGCCAGCGCGGGGACCTTGTTGGTTGCAGAAGCCCATGGAAGTGCCACAATACGCGCATTCTCCCTTGATATGATCGTTGGCTCGTTAGTTTCAATGGTTCGAAGCACGAGCCGCTCGTAGATGGCTGAAACAGTGGGATTCACGTCCGAATCATCGGCATACTCAATTACGATCCGACGCGGCCGGATTTGCACTGATTCGGTGTAAGCTGGCGGTTGAATTAGAGTTTCGGAGACAATCACTGCCTCTTCAGCCGCACTTGCGGCAATGGCGGTGCAGACTAAAAGTATAGCAATTCTTTTCATGGAAACAATTTAGTAATGGTGATAGTTTGTGCAGCCAAATTCAGACTTCCTGCAGTTGGATTATAGAACCGAATGATAGCATTGCCAGCCGAGCTAGTTTCAGCCCACACAACGAATGGCTGACCACCAATGCCGTTTGGCAGCGCCCACGTGTATCGATCTCCAGAGAATGACGCACTAGGCACAGCGGCGGTAGCAGAATATGTGCTCAATGCGGTCACAGTTTGCGCCGTAATAGCAACTGTTCCGCTGATGCTGCGGGCTCGATCATCGTCGATCAATGTCCATGCACCACCAGTAGATCCATCACCAACCCAACGAACTCGCACAGTACCTGATTGACCAGACGCAAATGTTACCAAACCACCAACATTTAATGTGAACGACGCTGTATCATTACGTACAATTGTGAACTCGTCGCCATTTGCTACCGTGCCGGCCGTGAAGCTGCCGCCGAGTGTGATGGTTCGATTGGCGGTCAACGCTGTGTTAAACCGCTGAATACCTGCGTCCACACCTGGAACCAACGTAACAGAAGCGTCTCCACGGTCCGCGGAAGTGCGAAACCGTGTTGCCCGACGGATGCCCCAGATCGTACCGCTAGTATCGTATGGAAAGATTTGGCCGATTGTTCCAGAACATGACAACTGCACAATTGGAGACATCTCGCCAGAGGCACCACTAGATGAGCTTGCGATTCCCCACAATGCTCCAGATGCAACTGTGACGGTATCCAACGACAACCCTGTGACAGACGATTCTACTGCCGTAGATGACGAAGGGAATCGAACAAGGTATCCATTGCCATTAACAGTGATATTTTGAAATGACAGACCTTCGATGCGTATTGCTGCTATTGCGCCCGGCAGAGAAATAAAACCATCATAATTAGGAGCCCAGCCAGGTGCCGTAGCAGAATTTGCTTCAAGTCGAATGTTGCGAATTGAAAGATTTTGCGGCTGGTCAATTCGCAGATAGGTTGTGATATTTGTACGAGCAAGATTGATTTCAACACCGTCAATCAAGCAATCGCGCTGCGTATTTAGCGCCATGAACGTACCACCAGCGGATGAATCAGTAAATCCATCAACGCGTGCATAAATCAGTCGGAATTGATTTCCAGGACTAGATGTCTGGCATTGGCGAGGCTGACTCCAGTCAATCAACGGCCCAACACAGCCTCCGTACCAGCGAATATTTGAAAACTCGCAACCCCAGATAGCCACCTTTCCGTAACTACGGAAGCCTGTATGTGCATTTACAAATGTCAGATCACGCAACGTGCTGTTGTAAATCATGCTGTAATCCCGCGCAGCATTGGTGATGTTCGGAGCCGCCAGATAGAACGCCACAGCGTTGCTTTCTCCTGGTGCAGGCTGGTTAGCCCAGTTGAAGCTTAGATTCTGGAAAGTCCATCCACTATCACCAGTAACAAGATTGGTAGTGCTAGTAATATCCCATGCAAGAATCGGAGTGTTGGCAGTCGCCTGAACGAACGACGCGTTGACAATGGCGACTCCGACGCCGTAACCGTCGGTGGCCAGAGATCCAATCCTAGCAGTGAGGCGATAACGCAAGCCAAGCCCGTCCACCGTGCGTAGGCCTAGGTTGGAGTTAGTCGATCCCCTCTTGGCGTACAGAATGGCCGCCGTCCACGCTGTCGCGTCGTTGCTGGTTCC